CCGCTCGACGCAAGTTCCTCGAGCAGCACGTAGCGGAGCAGGAGCCGCCCGTCGCCGAGCTCGAAGCGTTGGCGGCCAGTGAGGAGGCCCCACGCCCGTCAGAAATGGCCCCTGTTGCCCCGGAAGCCCCTGCAGCGGTGCCCGAGGCCGCCCCGGCGCCGCTGTCGCGCCCTGAGCGTCCCGGCGGCCCGGTGGGCGAGCCCGGCCCGGTGCGTGCGAGTCGCGGGTTCGCGCGCCAATGGACGCCCCGCGAGTTCGAGGCGCTCGCGGAGAGCGCATCACTCGACGCGCAACGGCTGCAGGGCGGCTACAGTTGGGAGCACCTGCCCGTCGATCGGCTCGACCAGGTGCCCGACTCGAACCTGCACGACCTCGTTGTCCGGGCCGACGGGCTGGCGCGCTACGACGATGACGCGGTCCCCGACTACAAGCCCAAGGTGGTCAAGGTCAAGGCCCAGCCGGAGCTCGCGATGCGGCCGGAGGGCGAGAGCGTCATCCCGGCCGTGCCGGCGTACTACACCTACACGACCGATGCGCTCAACAAGGCGGACCAGAGTGGCCAGGCGCCGCTCGACACGCCCGGCAAGGGGCGCTACTCGACGATCGAGGGCGCCAAGGCCGCGGCGCGGGACTTCACGCAGAAGCAGACCGAGGACCTCCGCGACCGCGTCGCCCGGGCCAAGCACGACAAGCCGTTCCTCGACGCCGAGCTCGAGCGGCGCGGCATCCCGCGCGACGCCGAGGGCCAGCTCATCAAGTACCCCGGGTCCGTGCAGGACGCCGAGGCGGGCTACAAGCAGCTCGCCTATTTCGCTCGCGGCTGGTCCGACGACGAGATCGCCGACGCCATCGCGAGGCAGGAGTACGGCGCCATCGCGGCCCAGCGCGTCCTGCAGGCGGAGCTGGTCAGCCGCGGCGCCGAGCCGCCACCGCTCCCCATCGTCGAGCAGATCACCGAGGCCCAGCGCGTCCGCGAGGCCCAGGTCGAGGCGCAGGGCCGCCAGTTCGAGGCGGACAACGCCGCGCTGCTCGAGCGCCGAGCGCAGTACGCTGAGCGCAAGGTCGACCCAGCCTCGCACGGGTTCGAGGAGGGTGTCGACGTCGGCCCGCAGACGACGGATGTCACGTTCCTTGATCCGGCCGACAACCGGACGCCGATCCGGTCGCGGGTGGTGCTCGTCGACGCGGCCGACCTGCTGACCAGCGACGAGCCCGGGTTCCCGCGCGAGCTGCAGCCCCGGGCCCGCGGCGTGCGGGCGTCGAGCGCCGAGCAGGTCCAGCGCTACGCGGCCGACATCCAGCCCGACAAGCTCGTGGGCGTGACCGAGGGCGGGTCGGGTATGCCGATCGTCAACGCCGACGGGGCGGTCATCGCCGGCAACGGCCGGACGATGGCCCTGCGGCTCGCGTCGGGCGAGCAGTTCGGCCGCTACAAGGTCCGCATCCAGGCCGAGGCGGGCAAGTATGGCATCGCCGTGGAGGACGTCAACGCGATGGGCCGCCCGATGCTGGTTCGCGAGCTCGTCGACGCCGACGGGCCGCTGATGGAGCGGCTTGCCTGGCAGCTCAACGAAATGCCGATCGCCGACCTCGCCCCGTCGGTGGCCGCGGCGTTGACCCGGGCGGACATCCGCGAGTTCGACGTCGGCGCCGAGCAGAGCCTCGCGGCGGCCATCCGGGCCCCCGGCAACACGGGCGCCGTGGCGCGCATGATCGGTCGCCTGCCGCTCGACATGCACAGCCGCTACTTCGACCCGCAGACCGGGCTCAACGAGCAGGGTGCCAATCTGCTCGAGGCGGTCCTGATCTCGAAGCTGCTGCGCGCCGACGACCGCACCTCGCCCGGGTTCGAGTCGGCGCGGATCGTCGTGTTTCAGGTGGCCGAGCAGGCGGGCGAGGAGATCAAGCGCATCAGCAACGGACTGGCCGAGGGGACCGCGCAGGTCATCAAGGCATACGAGCGTGCCGAGGAGGGCGCGATCGGGCCCGACATCCTGACCTTCGGCGACGATCTCGCCCCGGCGCTGGCCCGCATCGTCGAGCTGCGCGGGACCGGCCTGAGCATGGAGGGCGTTCTGCAGGCGCTCGACAACGTGACGGCGTTCGACAGCATGACCCTGACCCCGGTCCAGACCCACCTGGCCAAGCTGCTCGCGCAGAGCGCCACGCAGCGTGAGGTCCGCGAGTTCATGCGGGCCACGGCCGACGCCGCGCTCGAGGCGCCGGCGCGTGGGCAGGAGCTCATGTTCGCCGATATCCCCGAGCGCGACTACACGGGGATGCTCAACGAGGGCGTCCGGGCGTGGAACATCCAGCGCGTCGCGACCGGCAAGGCCGAGATCGACTACTTCCCCAGCACCGAGGCGCCCTACGACGTGCCGCTCGGCACGGCCATCAGCGAGTCGGTCATCGGCACCACGGAGGGCCCTGCACGGATGTCGCAGCCGCTCGCGGCAGACGAGGTCGACGCGGAGGTCGTGCGGCGCACCGCAGACAACGACCCGCTCGTGCAGCAGGGCGACCCGGCGTTCGACGCGATCGACGAGGGCGCCAGGGTCGACTACCCGGCGTTCGAGGCCGAGGTCCGCGACATCGCCGACACGTGGGGTACGTTCAAGAACACCTACGCCGAGCCGCCCTACGAGAACTGGACGCCGTTCACGCCCGAGCAGCATGACTTCTTCCGGGCGCTGCTTGAGTCGGCCAACGACGGATCGGCGACGCCCGCCGAGCTGCTGTTCCTCGATGCCCTCGGCGGCGGGTTCCGGCGGAACGCGGCGGGCAAGCTCAACATGCGTCTCACCAACGACCACCCGAGCGGGTGGGAGACCCAGCTCGAGGGGCTGCGCAAGCGGTTCGCGCCGACGGCCAAGGACACCGCCGAGCTCGCGGTGCTCCGGGCCCGGGTCGAGGCTGATCAGGCGACGCGCGCCGAGACGGACGCCTGGCTGGCGAAGCGCAAGGCCAAGGTCATCAAGCCCAAGCCGCAGAAGCCGTTGACTCGCGAGCAGCTCGCCGAGGACGTCGGGCCGGACGTGGCGTTCGACGTCGACGTGCCGGCCGTGACCGAGGCGATGGCTGCGGCCGAGCACACCGTCATCGTCGGAGACAACCCGACGGTGAACCGAGCCGTCAGGCGGGCCGTCGGGGCGCCTGCGGTCGAGGATGGACAGCGCCGCGTGTACGAGGTCCACGCCCCCGACGCTCGCGTCATGGCCGAGCGCATCGAGCAGAATCGTCTGCAGGCGCTCGCCGACGTCGAGGCTGCCCGCGCCGCCGTCGAGGAGGCGCGTACCGCCCAGCCGGCCATCGAGGAGCGCGCCAGCGTGTTCCCCGACGACGAGACGCGGGGCATGTGGGATCGGTTGATGCGCGGCTCCGACGTCGACCAGCTGGCCGGGGCCATCGGCAGCGTTGAGCCGACCGGGCTCGCGTCGGTCATGGATGCCATCGAGAGCATCGACCGGGGCGTGTACGCCGACCCGACCACCGGCATCGGGCTCACGCCGCCCGAGGCGATGCAGCTGCGGACCCACCTCATGCGCCTGGCCAACGGAACGCTCGAGGAGGCCATCACGCGCAAGGGCGTCCGGGCGCAGAGCCGCTTCGCGGCCAAGCTCGGCACGCCGGTCAACGACTTTGACGCGGAGGGTCTGCAGGACCGGATCAAGGTCGTCATGGACGATCTCGCCGAGGTCGTGAAGGTCGACCCGGACCTGCCGGTCATCGAGGGCTTCCTCGGTGCGCAGTACGTGCTGGCCAAGCCGCCCAAGGGCCCGGCGGGCACGTCGCTGGCGCCGCGCATCCTGTGGCGCGATCGCTTCGCCGGCGACCTCGTCCCGGGGCTGACCGAGGAGCTGCAGGTCGGGCGCATGGAGGACATCCCGCGGCGCGTCGGCAACAGCCGCATCGCGAGGATTCTCGACACGATCGCCGGGCCGCGACCGGAGCAGCAGATCAGGGCCCAGGCGGTCGCTCGCTTCGGCGATGAGATCGCGAAGTACGTCGACGAGGCGGGCGTCGACATCGGTGAGCTCGACCGGGTCGGCAAGGTCGTCGATCGCTCGTTCGAGCTGTGGCGCGAGCATCAGGAGGCGGTGCAGGTCGCGGGCAAGATGCTGTACCGCCGGATCGCGCTCATGGGGCCCGAGAACCTCAACCGGATGTTCGACAACGCGATGAAGGAGGTCTACGGCGAGAACGTCCCGCAATGGCGGACGGAGATCGCCGCCAACGGCACCAGCCCGGCGAAGCTGTGGCGGCGCGCCGACAACCGCGTTCGCCAGTTCGTCCTCAAGAGCGACCTGCCGATCTCGCGCAAGCTCGAGGTGCTGTACGGCAAGGCCGCCGATCTCGGCGAGGGCACCGGGCGCTACATGACCGTGCTCTATCACGCCGTCCGGTTCCTGGCCGACATCCGCTGGCTGGCCCTCGAGGCGATCGAGCCGCTGATGCTGACCCTGCCGCGGGGCGGCGTGGGCCCGGTCCTCGAGGCGTCGGTCGCGCGCAAGTCGGGCAAGCTGCTGCGCTCCGCCGACCGGGCCGAGCTGACCGAGTCGACCTCGCAGCCGCTCGCGTTTGGGATCGATGCCCAGCAGCTCGCCTTCCGCGAGTACGCCCATTGGGCCAACGTGACCGACCTCGAGCAAGGCACCGCGGTCCGCCACCGCTACATGACCGCCGAGCTGTCGCGCGAGCAGCGCCGCCCGTTCCGCGAGATCGTCAAGACGATGATGCGCGAGGAGCCTGGCCTGCGCCGGATGGTCGATGAGAGCGATGGCGGCGACGTCGGGGCGTTCCTCGACCGGCTCGACCGCGACTGGCAGCTGCTCGAGCGCGGGACCAAGGAGTTCGCCACGGTGGGCGAGGCCGAGGCGTTCTTCGGGCGCTGGCTGCGCGACGGGGTCATCGACGAGACGACGTTCGGCGAGTTCGTCAAGGCTCGCCGCTACAGCGCGCACCCGGCGATCGACGCGGAGCTCGCTCGGACGGCCGATCCGGCGATGGCCGGGTTGCTGGACCGGCTGGCGGCGGTCAACGCCGACCTGTTCCACAACCTCACGGCGACCTTCTTCGGGCAGGAGAACCGGAGCAACATCCAGCGCCTCGCGAACCACCCCCTGCTGTTCTGGCCGATCAGCTACCAGATCAAGGCCACGAAGTGGTTGGCCCGGTTCATGTTCGAGGAGGCCGCGGGCGTCGACACCGGCGCGTCGGTCGCTGGCGCGTTCCAGCACGTCTACGACGAGCATCGCCGCCGCTGGGTGGCCGACGAGCGCTACCGGGCGGGGTTCGCCGCGAACAAGACGCTCTATTTCATCGCCGGGATGCTGCTGCCGATCATTCCGACCGAGCTCGGCGTGAGCATGTCGCCGTGGACCCGGATGATGCTGTACCCCGACTACGAGCGCAGCCAGGGCATCTTCGGCGTGGGGCCCATCTACACGAACCTGTCGCTCGTGCCGCGGCTCATCGCCGAGCAGACCAAGGCCGGCGGGCTGCTCGAGGGGCTGCCCGAGGGGGCCAAGGAGCAGCTGCAGTCGTTCTTCCCGCAGTCCATCACCATCGGTCGCAAGAAGCCCGAGGCGCCGGTCACGTCGGAGATCGACGCCGAGAACCAGCGCGTCATGGGTGAGGCCGAGTACGAGCTGCCGACGGAGACCTTGACGACGATCCCCGGCGGCTGATAGTGTCCGCGGCGATGGATGACGAGCCCGAGACACCCGAGGCCGAGCTCGAGGAGCCTGCCGCCGGCACTCCACCCGACGAGGGGGAACCAGCCGAGGCGGAGGAGCCCGAGGAAAGCCCGGACCAGTCACCGGCCCGCACCGCTCAGATCGCTCAGGCCGAATACACCAGGGCAACCCAAACCAACGCCGCGATCCGCAAGGAGCTCGGTCTCGAGAAGGGTGCCGGCCAGGCCGAAGTCATCGCAGCCCTCCAAGCCATCCGCAACGGCGCCCCGAGTGACGAAGCGGACGAGGACGTGGAGGAGGTCAGCGAGCGTGAGCGCGACGCCATAGCGAAGGCGCGCCAGCTCGAGATCAGGGTCCAGTCAGCCGTCTACGGTGACGACTTCACCGCCGACGCGATCGAGGTGCTGAACCTCGCACGGACCAGCGACGACATCGAGGAAATGTTCACCGCCATTGCCGCGTTCCGCGACAAGCACGGTGGCGAGACCAGCCCGGCGGCAACCGACACGGACGACGAGCCCGACGCGAGCGGCGAGGGTGACGAGGAACCCGGCGGACTCGACACGAGCGAGGGCGATGCGGCTCCACGATCGACTGAGTCCGCGCCCCGGGGTCGCGAGTCGAAGGTCGTAGGAGCGCTGCGCGGTTTGTTCCGCGACGCGAACGCTGCGAGGTCCGACCGCAAGTAACCCGGCGGCGCCCAATGGAGGCTCCCGCCAATGGCTGTCATCGCAGGCCAGAGGTTCACCTACTCGGACACGGTGAACGAGGCCATCGACATTTCGAGCGCGCTCGACAAGCTCAAGCCTGTCGACACGCCGCTCCTGCTGCGCATCGGTCGCGACTCCACCCGCGATGCGGTGACGGCGGTCAAGCACGAGTGGCTCGAGGACACGGTCCGCGGGACCACGTCCAACGACGTCGGCGCCACGTTCAACAACGTGACCGACCCGGTCGTCGTGACCATCACCGCGGGCGACGGCAACACGAAGTTCCGCATCAACGACATCCTCAAGGTCGAGCAGGAGCTCGTCCGGGTCACGGCCACGGCCGCCAACACGATCACCGTGTCGCGCGCCTGGGGCGGCTCGGTCAACGCGGCTCACCCCTCGGCCGTTCTCATCACCCTTCTCGCCCCTGCGATGCTGCAGGGCTCCGACCTCGCCGGTGCTCGCACCACGACCAAGTCGGGCCTGTTCAACTACACGCAGATTTTCGAGGAGGAGGTGAAGGTCTCGGCCACCATGCAGGTGACCGACAAATACACCCGTCAGAACGACCCGGAGTACCAGATCGGGGCCCAGCTCGAGATCATCGGCGTGAACATGGAGCGGACGCTCCTGTTCGGTCGCAAGAGCCAGGCCACGGCGGTCCTGCCGGGCTCGATGGACGGCATCCAGCCGCGCATCATCACCAACGTCTACAACAAGGCCTTGGCGGCGCTGACGCAGCCCATGCTCGAGGACGCGATGCAGGCCATTTGGGATGCCGGCGCCGAGCCGTCGCTGCTCGTCACCAACGCCACCCAGGCCCGACGCATCAACTCGTTCCTCGACGGTTACCGCGAGGCGGACTACGAGGACGAGATGCTGGGCACGATGGTCCGGCGCTACAAGACCAACTTCGGCCAGCTCGACATCCTGCTCGACCGGCACATGCCGATCGACGAGGTGTGGATTCTGGACGAGGACAAGATCGGGTTCGGGCCCCTCACGGGCCGGTCCCTCTCGACGATGAAGCTGCCGCCGCTGTCGAAGGAGTACGACGTGTGGCAGATCAGCGGCGAATACACGAGCGAGGTCCGGCTCGAAGCCGCTCACGCCCGTATCCACACCCTCGCCACGACCGGCCTGTTCTAACCGGCTGATCCCGTACGGTTTCGCCCGGGTCGACACTTCTCCCGGCCCGGGCAGACCGTTCCCGCTCGAAAGGAGCCCGCTCATGCCGAACGAAGCATCCGGCGCCGGCTGGATACACGACCACAAGCCGATCACCGTCAGCATCCCGCCCGGCACCGCCCAGGTGTCGTCGGTCCTCTCGCTCCCGATGGGGTTCCGCGAGGCGATCGTGGGCATCAGGGCCGTCGTGAAAGTGGCCGCGACCGGCGCCGGTGCGTCGCGAGTGCTCAACTTCCGCCGCGGCTCCGCCAGCGGCACGGTCATCGCCACGACGACCTACGTGCTTGCCGACGGCGCCACCGTCGGATCGTTCAAGGTCATCCCGATGTCGGCCGGTGACGCCGACTTCCTTGACGGCGACACGCTCACGATCGAATGGCCGACGGCGGGCGCCGTGGCCTTCACCGCGGGCGAGCTGACGTTCATCATCTACACCCGGAAGCGGGTGCAGCAACGCAACTAGGCCGGACTGTCCCGGTCATCATTGACGGGTTCCCGCCGGCGCCTTGACCGGGACCGCCGGCGGGACCCACCCGCAATCGAAGGAGTCCGACATGACCGCTATCCGTTTGCGACACAAGGAGCTCGAGGGCCTGTATTTCGGCCCCGACAACGAGATCATCTTCGGCATCCGCGGCGGGTTCCCGCCCGGCGAGACGGTCGTCGACGATCAGCACTCGCTCTACGCGAAGCTGTGGGAGCTCGAGGGCGCCAACCTCGAGGTCGTCGGCGAGGGCGTCGCCAAGGTCTACGTCAGCCCGATCGATCCGGCGCTCGAGTTCCCGAGCCGCGCGGCCCTGCTGGCCAGCATCCGCCGCGAGGCCGCGACCGGCGACGCGATCGCTGTCGCCTGGCTGGCCCGCAACGGCGACGTCGACGACGAGCCCGACGACGACGATGACGAGGAGAGCCTCGTTCGCGCAGCCTTCGGTGACCCGGAGCCGAGCGAGGTCGACGAGCCACCCGTCAAGAAGGCCCCGCCCAAGCGTCGCCCGACGCGACGCGGCAAGAGTCGCGCCGCCGCCCGCGGAGCGGCCCGTCACGCCACGCAGGTCGGCCAGACGGTCGCGAGCCCGGCTCCGATCCCTCCGGCCGGTGTGGTGCCTCCTGGGGGCGTCTGAGGCGATCGGCTGAGACATGGCCTTCCTGACGCTGGACCAGCTGCGCACCACGGGGCTCAACGACGAGCTCGGTCTCGACGTTGACGGCGACAACACGTGGGGCACGACGACCCAGCGCAACACGTTCATCCAGCGCGCCATCGCGCGGCTCTGGCCGCGCATGGCGCGCCTCACCCGGGAGACGGTCCTGACGGTGCTCGACACGCAGGACTACACGCTCACGGGGCTGCAGGACGTCGAGCGCATCGAGATCATGTCGATCGCCGCCCCGACGGTCATCGCCGGGCATATCAAGACGTTCCAGATGTACGTTGACGAGGCGGCCAGCCCGGTGACGCTGCGGCTGACCATCCCCAACCCGCAGGCCGGCCAGACGCTCCGCGTCATCGGCTACAAGCCGTACATCATCCCGGCCGCCGGCGGCTCGTCGTGCGACATCCCCAACGGGCTCGAGTGGATCGTCTACGCCGGGGCCCGCGTCGAGGCCTACCGCCGGATGATCTCGAAGATGGCCAACTTCGAGCGCTTCCAGAACGAGAACCGGCAGAACAGCCTCACCCCGGCCGACCTCGTCGAGCTGCTCCGCCAGGCGCGGACCGATTTCGAGTCCGGGGTCCGCGACAACAGCCGCAACCTGACCGGGGCCAAGCGCGCGATCCTGACCCTGGGCTGACCCGTGAACCCCTACTACTTCCCGATGGAATACCGGGGCTTCGTGTTCAACGCGCACCGCTCGGCGGCGGGCGTCGAGGTCCCGGCCTTCATCGCCGACACGGCCCGGGTCCAGAGCTTCGACCCGACCCGCCTGCAGCAGCGCGACCAGCGCGAGGCGCTGCACCTGCTCACCGGCGGCGACCTCGGTGATGCGACGCTCGTGTTCCGCTACATCAGCCTGTCGGGCATCCTCAAGGCGTCGACCGGCGCGAAGCTGTCCGACCAGATCGCCGCGATGGAGGCGGCGTTCGACGTCGAGGAGGCGCAGCGCGCCAGCCCCGCGACCGAGGGCGTCCTGCCGTTCACCTTCACCGACACGACCGAGGTCGTCACCGGGCGCGGCGTGGCGTGGACCGACCCGGTGACCGGGCTCGGTGACGGCCAGTACGTCAAGGAGCGGTTCATGGCCCGCCCGGCGGGCTTCCCGATCCTGCCCGGGCGTCGCTCGGGGGGCGACAGCGTGACGTTCGCCTGCGAGCTCGTCTGCCCGGACCCGCGGCGCTATATCGACACGGCCGAGTCGGTCGTGCTCAACGGCGCCAACGGCTTCGCGGCGAACTGCCCGAACTGGACCGCCGCACAGGGCGTGGCCGTGTTCCCGCTCGTGACCATCGTCATGTCGGGCGCCGGGAGTGCGGGCCTCACGATCGACCTTGGCGATGTCGCGTCGCTGTCGCTGAACATGGCCGGCGAGACGGCGGGGACCTTCACCTGGGACACCGCGACCGGCATCATCAAGAAGGGCGCCACGCACCGGGCGGACCTGCGCAACACGGCCGCGTCGACGTTGTTCGGCTACATCAGCGCTGGTGGCAACGCGGCGGCTGCGGGCAACACGACCAACGTCACCAGCATCACGATCGCCTACCGGCAGGCACGGCGCTGAGGTGGGCGTCCCGAACCCGCGCCTCATCATCGAATACTGGACCAACAGCGCGGCCCACTTCGGTCGCTCGACGCTCGACGGGGTCATCGGCGACGCGCTGGCCGTCGGCTGGTCGTGCTACAGCCGCTATCCGGCCAACTGCTATTTCACCCTGCGCCAGAACTCGGCTCACAACCTGCGGTTGCTGCCGTTGCGGACCCACATCCAGGTCACCTACGTCAACGACGCCACGGGCTATAGCGCGATCGTGTTCACCGGACGGCTCAACGAGCCCGACGAGGCCGGCGAGGACGTCGTCTGGACGGCGTGGAACTACCTCGCCGAGCTGTCGCTGTCGCGGACCGGCTATCGGACGCTCTACCAGAACAAGATGCTCGGCACCGAGATCGCGCAGCCCGAGTGGCTGCTGGCCAAGGGCGCGACCTCGAGCCTGTTCGGCCACGTGGTGACCGGCACGATCGAGAACCCGCTCGCGCTCGACGGCGTCACGCCGATCAAGACCGACGCGCGGTTCGGGGTCATCGACGTGCCGCGCCTGCTGCTCATGTTCGACCTGTCCGAGATCGGCCGGGCGAACACCGTCAACAACGTGACCTTCGGCATCAGCCGGACCAGCCCGTTCACCTTCACGTTCCTCAAGAACGCGGGCAGCGCCATCACCGGCAAGGTGCTCGTCTACCCGGGCAACGTGCTCGACTTCCGGCACGTCCCGGGCTTCTCGGCGCTGCGCAACGACCTCGCCACGATCGGCACGTCGGCCGGCGGTGGCGCGACCGAGATCGTCAAGACCGACGCGCCCAACGCCGCCATCTACGGGCTGCGCCAGGACGTGTTTGCCATCAAGACGCTGGCCGGCGTGGTCGGCGCGGCGACCGAGGCCGATGCCCAGCAGGCGATCACCGCCCGGGCGGTCAAGGAGGCCACCCAGCTCGCTCGCAACATCAGCGTCGACTTGCGCGCGGACCTGTTCGAGCCGTTCGATGGCTGGGATATCGAGGACACGATCGGCGTCGAGATCACCCGCGGTCGCACGGTCATCGATGCGCCGTACCGCATCGTCGGCGTGCGCGGGATCATGGACGACGAGGGCTATCATCCCTCGCTCGTGCTGCAGCTCCCGACGGCCGCCTGATGGCTGACCTTCGCGCCGAGCTCGCGGCGCTCAAGCGCCGAGTCGACGAGCAGGAAGCTGAGAACAGGGCGAACTTCGGCACGGTCGCCGTCGCGATCCGCAAGACGCGTCAGCAGCTCGTGACCGCCGAGGTGCGCAGCTCGGTCGAGCGGCTGCGCCCGCCGACGTCGTTGCTCGACTGGACGCCGCGCCCCGGCGAGCCCGCCCGCCCGGCGATCGACGACTCGTTGCTCGACCGGCTGCGTAAGGGTGAGCAGGTATCGGGCACGCTCGGCAACGCCGAGCCCGTCATCGGTCAGACCAACCTGCTGCGCAACGCGCTCCTCGAGAGCGCGCCGGGCGTGGCATTCGGCGCGGCGCCGGTCCGAGTCCTGCCGCATTGGTCGGCGCACTACGTGCTCAACTCGGGCACGGCCCCCGCCAACCCGGTCGTCGACGACCTGTACCAGCGTGGCGACCCCGACAACAACCCGCTGAACTCGGCGATCGTCGAGCTCGGCACCGGGACCTCGACGAATACCTACGACGCCGATTTCTACATCTATCCGACCGTCGATTTCTCCTGCGACGGCATCAGCCCGTTGCCGTGGCTTGTCGGCGCCTGCCGCGTTACGCGCCTGGGCGACGCCGTCGGCTCGTCGTACGCCACAGCCCGGGCCCGACTCGAACTGTTCGACGGCGCGTCGGTCGTGGCGGCGAGCGAATGGGTCACCTTCGCCGATCTCGCAGGCACCACCGGCGAGGTGTTCCCGGTGCGCCAGCTCGTCGTGGCGCTGGGCGGTACGCCCGCCGACTCGTACACATGGCGACTGCGCATCAACGCGGTCAAGACGACCGCCGCCGCCGAGTCTGCCTACATCTTCTTTGGCGAGCCCCAGCTCCACTACGCCTACAGCCCCGACCCGCTGCCGTTCGCGCCGTTCGTCGGCAGCTGGGTCCCCGTATCGCTCGAGGCGCGTCATAGCAACGAGGAGTTCGACAGCCTCGAGCTCGGCCTCAGCGGCTCAGGAGTGCCGCGCCTGCTGTTCGGCGGCGGCACGGCGGCGCTCGACTGGCAGCTGTCGCGGACCGCGGCCGACGTGGCCGAGGTCGCCGCCGGCGACACGCTCAACGTGCTCGGCGCGCTGCAGCTCGGCGGCACGGGCGTGTCGGTCATCGGCCACGGCGCGGCCGACCACGCCGACGTGACCCGCCAGGCGTTCCTTCTGCCGCAGGGGGCCGGGATGGATGGGACCGCGACCCTCATCCTCGTCGGCGGCGGGCCCGTCAACTTCTCCAACGCGGTCAACTATCCCGACGCCGCAACGTCGGGCGCGTTCTGGTCGTGGCAGGTGCCGGACGACTATCTCTCGGGCGTCATCAGCGTCCGCCCGCTGTGGAGTCCGGCCGCGACCGACGGCGTGGCGCACACGGTCCGCTGGTCGGTCTCGGCCAAGGAGCTCGCCACGGGCTCGGACGTGACGGCGGCTGGAACCACGACCGCGTTCACCGGGATCAGCGCGGCGCGGACGGTGAACATCCTCGTGACCGAGAACCTGCAATCGACCGGCGTCACGCCATCGGGTGCCGGCGCCCGCATGCGCATCGAGCTGCAGCGCATCGGCGCGGACGGTGCGGACACCTACGTCGGCGCCGTCCGCCTGCTCGGTCTGATCGTCAGCTGGACGGCCAGCCAGTAGTTGACTTCGCCGACCAGCAGGCGGATGATGCTCGACATGCGTAGCAGAGCGAGCGCCCTCGTCGCCTCGCCAGAGCCGGACTGAATGTGCTCGATCTTCCCGCGACGATCGCTGCGTTCACCGCGCTCCTCGTAGCCGTCGGTGCATTCGTGCTGAACTTCCTCAAGGATCGCGCCTCGGAGAAGGCCTTGGCTGCGGCCTCCTTGGCTGCAGCCAACGCCACGGCAGCCCGGGCCGCGGCCGAGGCGAGTGACGCCAAGCTCGTCGAGATCGACGGCAAAATCTTCAACCTCGGCAAAGCCGTCGACGGCCGCCTGACGGCTCTCATCGCCTCGCTCGAGGAGAACGCCAACATCAGGGTCGACGCGGCGAAGCTCGCGGGCCATGCCGAGGGTCGGGCCGACGAGAAGGCGGAGGCCGAGGGCCGGGTCGATCAGGCCGCGAATGGCGGACGCCGCCGGCAGGACCCGCCCGGTTGACGACCCTGCTACGGTGACGCGGTGAGAGTCCCGGTCGCCCGATGACGTACGCACCCGAGTCGCTGCTCGACCTGCGCGCCTACCTGCAGCCGATCACCGGGCTGTCGCCTGCCAATCTCGGTATCGTCGGCGACGCCGACCACCAGCTGGTCGCCGTCAGCTATCACCTCGGCCGGGACCAGCTCGACTCGACGGCCTACAGCCGCCGGACCTTGCGCGACGCAGCCGGTCTGACCAACGCCGCATCGGCAATGGACATCGGCAACTACCCGGGCCTGCGCCAGCTGTCGATAGACCTCGTCCGGGCGGGCATGACCAACGAGCCCGGCACGCGCGACATCCGCGAGATCATCTACAGCCCCGACGGGAAGCGCGTCCTGCGCTGGGACCGCGAGCGGGGCTACACGTCGCTGCCGCGCGAGGGCGAGGCCGACAGCAGCCACCTCTGGCACACCCACATCAGCTGGTACCGCGACTCGGAGCAGCGCGACAAGATCGCCGTGTTCCGGGCCATCACAGGAGGGTCCGACGTGCCTGGTATGAAGGTCACCGCGGTTGTCGGAGGGCGCATCCTGACGGGCATCCTGCGCATCACCGTCAACGGGGAAGCGATCGCGCTCCACGACCGGAGCCGCGACCCGATCCCCGCCGGCGCCATCCGTCGCGCCATCGGTCCCTACACCCGGGATTGGGACGGGGCAGTGGGCTACGTCATCACCGAGCCGGACGCGCCTGCCTGGGTGAGCGAGGACATCGGCACGTTCACCGTCGACCCGCCGCCGGTCGACTGCACCGACGCGATCAAGACCGCGGTCGCCATCGACCGGGGGAAGGCGCACGTATCGTGGGACTGACGCCGGGCGCCAGCCCGGGCCCGACTCGAAAGGAGCACATCGCATGACCATCCCGCCCAACAACCCGTTCGTCATCGTCGCCACGGCGGTCGCCGCCGTGCTGTCGGCCGCCGTCGGCCTGGCCGGCGTCCTCATCCCTGACCTGACCGTCGAGTTGCGGGTGGCCATCATCACGCTCGGCGAGTCGGTCATCGCCCTGTTCCTGGCGATCGTCCTGCTGCTGAACACGACCTCGAGCTCGACGCCGACGCTCGCCGAGGACACCGAGGTCAAGGTCATCACCCCCGGCGACCGCCCCAACTACACAACGGTCGTTTAGAGCGCTCGCGCTAGGACTAGACACCGGAGGGCCGGGTCGCTACTCTGACGTTCACCCGTCATTTGGAGGACCCGGCCCTTGCCTTCCCGCAAGCGCAAGAACGTGACCCCGGCGCCGTTCGACATCCCCGAGGCGCTGCTCGACGAGCTCGTCGAGCGGACTGATCCGGCGTCGCCGGCGCCCGACGAGGAGGGTGCGACACGCGAGATCACAACGACGTTCCACCCGGCGGATGGCTCCGAGCCCGTCGTCACGACCTCGGTCGTCTCGGCTGGTCCCGACGACGACTCCGAGCCGCACCCCGCGACGCTCGAGGACCTGAGCCGCGCGCTCATCCCGCTGGTCGATCAGCTGCGCGCCACCGTGGCGGACATCGCGCTCATGCCCTTCGCCTCTGCCACGCCCGAGCAGCGCACCGCGCTGGTCAACCTGCGTCAGCAGCTCGATCGGCCGCGCGCCGATCTCTCGACGTGGGTCGACGCCATCGACATCAGCATCCGGCAGGCCGCGGTCGACGCGCAGGCCAAGGAGTTCCTGCTGGCTGACGGGAGGGTGACCATCGAACCGCCACGGGGCGAGTGGGTGGTCACCGTGCCCGCCCTGCAGCGTGAGCTCAAGGAGCTCATGGCGCACGGGCTCATCAGCCAGGCGGACATCGACGCGATCGTCACGACCGAGGTCACGGTCAAGGCGAACAACGCCGTGCTCAACCAGCTGGGCAAGAGCCGTGGCAAGGAGGTCGCCGAGGCGATCGCCCGGTCGCGCACGTGGAAGGCGGGCAACCCGACGTCGGCCAGGCTGCGCTTCGAGCGTGAGTCGTGAACCGCTCGGTGCGCCGGCACGTCGACGCGCGCCAGGCGGCGATCCTGCTGGCCTCGAAGAACGACGACCTGCTCGACATCCTCAACGCAGTCCTGCTGGCCTACGGCGAGGGCCCCGACCGGCGCCTCGCGGTGGCCCGCGAATACACCATCGGCCAGCTCCGCCGACAGATCGGCGTCAAGGGCCTGCCCGGCGGCGGGTTCGTCATTCACCTCGAGACCGCCGGGCTCCCCATCGCGGCCCGCCCGACGCCGTGGCAGCGGCTCATCGCGTGGATCACGGCCCGGCTCCGTCGGCCGGCCCCCGTAGCACAGGAGGACACCGATGCCGAAGATCGCCTACCGTGACATCCGGCTCCCCGCGGCCCATCTGGCCATCGTCGACCAGGCCAACGAGATCATCGAGGAGATCGAGGCCGGTGGCGACACCCTGAGCCTCCGCCAGCTTTACTACCAGTTCGTCTCGAAGGCATGGTTGCCGAACGACGACAAGGAATACAAGCGCCTCGGCGGGATCATCAACAATGCCCGCTACGCCGGGCTCGTCGACTGGACGAGCATCACCGACCGGACCCGCAACGTGCGCGGGGGCGACGGCGCCGACAGCGACCCGAAGGTCGTCGTGCAGGACCTCGCGTTCTACGCCGCGCTGTGGGAGGGCCAGCCGGAGCGCGTCGAGGTGTGGGTCGAGAAGGACGCGCTGGTCGACGTCGTCGCGCGGGCCGCCAATCCGTTGCGGACCCCGTTCTTTTCCTGCCGCGGCTACACGTCGGCGAGCGAGGTGTGGGCGGCCGCGCAGCGCATCGAGGGCTATCTCGACGAGGACGATGTCGAGCAGGTCACGATCCTGCACCTCGGCGACCATGACCCGTCGGGCATCGACATGACGCGCGACATCACCGCCCGTCTCGAGCTGTTCCTCGACGGCGACAGCTACAACTCGTCCGACCTGACCGTCGAGCGGATCGCGCTCAACATGCCGCAGGTCGAGCAATACAACCCGCCGCCCAATCCGGCGAAGATCACCGACAGCCGCGCGGCGGGCTACATCAGCCAGTACGGCACCGAGAGCTGGGAGCTCGACGCCCTGCCGCCGAGGGTCCTGCGGGCGCTCATCACCGAGCGACTCCGGCCGCACATCGACACGGACAAGTGGGAGGAGCGCGCCAAGTTCGAGGCCGACGGCCAGGCGACACTGTCCGCGTTCAGCGAGCACTACGATCGCATCCACGACTTCCTCGAGGTCGAGAACCTGCTGCCCGAGATCGAGCTCGCCGACCCTGATGCCGAGGACCCCGACTGATGCCACGCAAGACCGCCAAGCCCACCGAGGGCACCGTCATCGTCCCGGGCGAGGCCAAGGACGTCACCCCGCCCGCGGACGACTCGGGCCCCGAGGACCCGCCCCGCGCGCTGGCGACCGTCGAGCCGACGACCCCGACCCGCGGCCACGTGGCCGTCGGCGTCGGGGCGCTGGCGGCGATGTCCGACATCGAGTTCGAGCGCAACCTCACGATGCTCAAGAAGGGCGTCGAGCGGGCGAAGCGGGTCAAGCTCGAGATCATGGACGAGGACGAGGACTACGGCCTCATCCCGGGCACCAAGACCCCGACCCTGCTCAAGCCCGGCGCCGAGAAGCTCGCGCTGGCCTACGGCCTCGTGAGCTCGTTCGAGCACCACATCCGCTACGGCGACAACGAGACCGCTCCGCCGATCCTCGTCGTCGTCGACTGCTTCCTGCACCTGGGCTCGACCGACGGCCCGGTCATCGCGCAGGGCATGGGCGCCTCGAGCTCGTGGGAGAAGCGCTACCGCTACCGCGGCGCGAAGGGTCGAACCTGCCCTCGGTGCGGCGCCGACACCGTCATCACGTCTCCACGCGATCGGGAGCTGCCGCCCGGCCAAAAGAGCTGGTGGTGCGGTCCGCGTGACGGTGGCTGCGGCGCGAACTTCCCGGCCGGCACGGGCGAGATCGAGGACCAAGAGGACCCGGGCAAGCTCGAGAACGTCGACCCCCACGAGCTGCTCAACACCCTGCTCAAGATGGCGGAGAAGCGGGCCAACGTCGACGCCGTCCTGCGCGGGACCGCGAGCTCCGGCCTGTTCACGCAGGACATGGACGACGACGAAGGTGACGGCCAGCCGGGCTCCGGCCGGTCCGGCGGGGATGCGTCAGGATCGCGCCAGCGCCCGAACGCGGGCCGTGGCGGGCAGAACGGGGGTGGAGCGGCACAATCGGGCCGATCGGGTAGTAGCGAGCCGCAGGGGCCGTTTGAGGGCGGTCCACCGGACATCACGATCGTCGTGGCGGAGCAGCCCGACTCGGGCGCACGCACCGTCCGCGACGGCCACACCGAGAAGCGCTGGGAGGGCCCGCGCTCGAAGCTCGAGATCATCGGCAAGGTCGGAAATCGCAAGCACACGGCCATGATCTTCGGCCCGCTGGCCGAAGCCGCGGCGATGTTCGGCATCAAAATCGGCGATGCCGTCAGGCTCGTCGGGATCGTGGTGGAGGAGATCGTATGGAGCGAGGACCCGAAGGTCCCGACCCGCAAGGAAGTGTGGGGCCCGCCACCGACGTACATGATGGAGGACGTGCAGGTCGGTCGCGACGGCGCCTGGGTCAGCGTCAAGACGGCGGCGCCGGAGCTGCCCTTCGACCAGTCTTTGTCGACGCCTGCCGATCCTATCGCTGGCTCTACCTCGCAGCCGTCGGCCGAGCCCTCCTCGCCGGCATCCCCCCCGAGCACCTCGCCGGAGGCGGCAGCCTCAGCGCCGCCGACCTCCGCCGAGCCATCGAAGCCTGCGCCGACATCTACGGACCAACCTGCGGACTCTGACAAGCCGCCCCAGCGGACGGGCGAGCCGGGCGAGTACGAGCTCGTGCTTGGCACCCTGTACGACGATATCCAGCGCGTCGTTCGCGGCAAGACGCCCGTGGCCGTGCTGCGCGTCCTCCACAAGACGACCGGGGAGCTCGTGATGATCGGGCTGTCCGACGACATCGACAGTCAGATCGGTTCCCTCGAGGAGCCCTGGCTGCAACGCGGGGATGAGATCAGCGTCTACGGGCGCTGGTCGCCAAACAACGGTTGGATGATCGCCGACACCGTCGGCAAGCCAACGAAGTAGAGGAGGTTTTCGCCTTGCGCAGACTCATCGCGGCATTGCTCTGTTCGGCCCTGCTGTTCCCGGTCCTCGCTGCCCCGGCGGCGGCGGCCACCGTCACCAACTGCCAGGACATCACCGCTCCCCTCGTTTTCGAGGCGGAGCACAGCCATCGCACCGCGACGATGGTCAACGGCGCCATCGCTTTTTGGGGCGGCCAGACCGTCAACGATCCCCTTCTGACGACCTGCGTCGACGCGAGCGGCACCGACGTCCTCAGCGCGTCGTCGCAATGGATCGCGGTCACGGGCAGTGGCCCGACCGAGATTCTGCAGGTCGGCATGGTTCGCTGCGCGAGCGGGTGCGACACGGACCTGCAGGACGACGGCGGCATCTACAGTCCCGCCGGGAATGACAGCAACGGCAACCTGATCCTCGGCATCCCCAACGACAATCAAATCTACCTGTTCTACTCGTGGGGCGGCGACATCGTCAAGGATGGCCCGAACGGCTCCGGGCCCGAGGCTGTCCGTATCCCGGTGGGGACCGCGGGCGGCCACTTCGTGCAGGGTGTGGGTGGCTATTCGACGCCGCGACTCATGCTGCTGCGTAGTTGCAACCAGACCGACTGCCTGCAGGGCGCAGCCTTCCAGACCTGGCGCATCGTGTGGGCGATCGACGGCACCGACCCCCTCACCGTCCTCGCCGGCTCGCCGACGGGCAGCCCGTGGCACGGATGGCTCGAGCTCAACGAGGCGGCCCGCATCCCGTGGATCGCCAACGAGGCCACCAAGGCCACGTTCGCGTGCGAGGTCCTCGATCGGGGCGACCAATGCGGCGGCAACGAGGCCGCCACGCTGCAGTCCAGCTTCTTCTCCGTTCAGGTGAAGGACTGGACGGTGCCACCGCTCGCGGCGGCCAACGGATGGGTCAACCCGAAGTTCACGACACCGACCTGCGACATCAACAACATGCCGTCAGGGTCGTGCTCGGCGAGCACCAGCAGCGGCGGCAACCCCGACAGCCGCGTCGGCAAGGTCGTCCTCGAAACGCTCAACAACCGCTAGCCAACCACGTTATGCTCGGGCGGCCACGGTTCCCGGCCGGGTCGCCCGACGCACACACAGGAGGAACGCCATGCCGATGCGATCGAAGAAGCAGCGCGGCTACCTGCACTCGCAGCTCCCCGAGGTCGCCAAGCGCTTCGAGGCGGAGACGCCCAAGGGCAAGAAGCTGCCTGACCGGGCGAAGCCGAAGCCCCAGCCCAAGAGGCGCCGCTGATGGGCCACGCGATGGTCACCAAGGTCCTCGCCGCCGACCTGCGCACCTACGGGGCCCACCTGCCGACGTGCGCTGCCTGGGGCCCGTCGCACGGCTCGATCCCTGCCGCGCCGGAGAAGTGCGACTGCGGACTCGCCGAGGCGGTCTGGCGGGCCAAGCTGGTCCCGGCGCCGGGGAAGGGTCGGGCACGATGACTCGCCGCCCCGACCCGATCGACGCCTTCGCCGGCGCGCTCGTGGTCATCACCGCGCTGCTCGTCCTGGCTGGCGCCGTCAGCTGGGTTCTGCGCGACGCTCCGACGATCGTCGCGGTGTGGGCCATCCTCGCGGCGATCGCGGTTCTGTGGTTCATCGCGTCCCAGCGCGCTCGGCGGCACCTCAAGGCCGGGAGGCATCGACGATGACGCGGCGCCTGGCCCTGTACCTTGCGGCCCTCGCCATCCTCGCCGCCCTGCTCGTCGTGACCGCGCCACCGGCGAGCGCCACGCACACGACCGCCACGGCGCTCAACACCAACGAGGCGCTGCTGCGCGACAACATCCGGGCCCACCGCGGCTGGCTGTCGACGACGCCGTCGCTCAACCACATCGCCCACGAGCGGGCCCTCGAGCTCTACTACGAGTACCGCCGGACGGGTGGGATCAGTCACGCTGGCTTCTCGCATGGCCGCGTCGACGGCTGCTGGGACCTCGTCGGCGAGATTATCGGCGTCGTCGAGCCCGACCCGCCCGTGACGTACACCGCCGCGGGCGCGTGGATCGTGGGGCAATGGCACGCCTCGCCCAGCCATGAGGCCATCCTGCACGCCAGTTGGGCCGAGCGGATGGGCGTCGGGGTCGTCGGCAACGCCGATCTCGGGCGGTTCTATGTGGCCTACTTCGGCGATCGCTGCTGACCCCGTGACCGCCAGCCTGGAACCCCGGACCGAAGCCGGGAGGACGCTCGCTGGCCGCGACGAGTGGCACCGGAAACTCGCCCTCGCCATCGAGGAACAGGCCGCCACCGAGGCACGCCGGGAACTGCTGGCGAAGGTGGAGTTCGCGTCGCTAAAAGCCAAGCGGCCGAAAGGTGACTACGGGCAGGGCTGGAACGACGCCATCGGGGAAGTGCAGCGGCGACTCATGGCGAATGTCGCTGATCGTGCGGACGAACTGGACGCGGAACGGTCAACGCGCCGTCTCATCGAGGAGTCTGATCGTGGTTGACCAAGCCCGAGAGGCGCTGCGACGGGACACCGCCGACCGCCTAGAGGCGCTGGAGCAACTGCTCGCGGCATATCGGCTCGGAGGACGGCGTGCCTCGGTGGCGGCGCTCGACACCTTGGAGCGAACCAAGGACGTTCCGGCGCGCCTAGCCGCCGCCTCTGTTCTCTCCCCAGCAGGCCCCGAGGAGCCGCGAGAGTCGCCCGAAACGCCGGAAGAGCAATGGCATCGCATGCGGTCAATCCCGAGGGGGGCCGCCACCCCAGCCCCCGATAGCGGACTCGGAGAGTGCGGGTTCAACGAGCCGCACGAGCCGCACGAGTACGTCGTCGGGCAGAACGGGCGTCCCGTGGACCTTCCCTGTCCGGGCCTTGCAGCCCCCGATAGCGGAGCAGAGGAACGGCTACGGGCGGCGGCACAGACGCTCGTTCATTTCGCGGGACGCTTCTCTGCCGGGGACATCGACATTCAGCGGGACGATCTCCAAGCAGCGATCGATGACGTTTGCTCGGCCCTCTCTGGCGGCTCTGTCGACCCGTGACCGCGAACCCGGAGTTCGGCGTCGTCCGCTCCTGCGAGAACATACGCGAATACAAGCGGGTCTACGACCGGGAATACCGCCAAGGCAAGCGCCGGACGAAGGGTCGTCGGTCAGTCCTGATCCGCCTTATGGCCAAGCTGCGGATCGAGCAATACCCCGAGAACGAGGCGCTCGGCGAGTGCTGGGTGTTCATCGGCGCGCTCAACAGCGACGGCTACGGGACGATCCGCGGCGACATCGTCGTCGACGAGCACGGTAAGCGCCGGCAGCCGCTGGTCCTGACGCACCGCGTCGCCCTGGCCGCGGCGCTCGGCCGCCCGATCGCGGCGGGCATGTTCGCCAATCACAAGTGTCGCAACGTCCGCCATTGCTGTCGCCCGTCGCACCTGTACGAAGGGACGCAGTCGGAGAACGAGCTCGACAAGCACGGACAGCTCGGCTGGGAACGGCGGATGCCGATATTCGGCATGGAGGTCGCTCAGTGAGCGTTCGGGCCAGCGATCCGCGCGACATCCCGGTCTGCGAAGGGTCGTTCGAGTCGACGGTCGCCAAATGGCGAGTCGGAGCGCCATGCACGTACCGCGGCTACATGCTGCTCCGGTCGCCTCTCAACCCGGACGTCACGGTCCGCCGTTGCCACGCACACGGAAAGCGCTATCTGCGAGACGGCTGGACGCTCGTGTGACTCGCCGAGGGCCGAAGCGATCCGCGAAACTAGGCATCGTCGACACGGCCCTCGAGGCCGCGGTCGCCAACGTCCTCGAGGGCGACCTCCGCCGCATCCGCCAGCGCTGGTATCACACCTATCGCTCGACGCGCAGCCCGTCCGGGTTCCCCGATTACGTGCTCCCGGTCGGCCGCTGGCTCATATTCGCGGAGCTGAAAGCGGCGGGCGGGTCGCCCACGGCAGAACAGGCGTGGTGGCTGCTCGCGTTGCGTGGCCAGGATCGGCTGTCATTGCTGGTCGGCGGGATGACGGGCGCGATGAGGCTGGTCCAGCTCATCGAGGGCATGCAGAACGGCCGCCGGGTCAATCCGGCGGCCGTCAAGGTGGTCGGGGTGCTGGGGGATATCAGTCCGGCCGGTCGCGTGCTCGTCGCCGGACATGACCGCCCGGCCGCCGCTGGGACTGCGGCTGATGACTCGCCGCGTAGGTCGCCACCCGGGCGATGTAGGCGGAGACCGCCCCCCGGGTCGTGACCCATACGGCGCGCTGGCCATCGCCGATGCGCTTGGCTTCGAGGGCGCCACGAGCCGCGGCCATGCGCATCGTGACCGGAGCCCGACCGCTGATCTCGGCGGCGTCCTCCATGCTGAGAAGGTCGGCCAGGTCGGTCATCGCGTCCGCCGTTCCTCGCCGCTGCGCCGCTCGTCGACGCCGGCGCTATGCGGACCGGCCGAACGTCGCCACGTCGATCGGCGCCGGTCATCGAACGCGCGCAGCTCGTGCGCCCGCGTCGGAGTCGGCGGCGGCAGCGCTTCGAGCATCCGTAGCCCGATGATCTCGCTCCCCTGCCCGTAGGGCGGGGCGAACCGGACGCGGGCGCGGCGCTCGTAGTCGACGTTCGCCCGGAACAGGCGCTCGACGATGCCGCGCGCGCCGGCTTCGGGATGCGGGGCGACGACCTCGACGCGGTCACCCTCGCGGATCGTCGTCATGCCGCCCCCGGGCCGAAGGCGCCAAGCTGGGCAGCGGCGGCGAGCCCCGCCAGGATGGCCAGCAGGGCGAGCAGGAACACCCCCAGGCGGTCATACCAGCCGGGGACGGGCTCCGGGGCCCGGCCGGCGGCCGGCGGCCGCTGGCGGGCTTCTGAGACGCGGATACGGCGCGGGTCGCGTCCGCGTCCGCGCTGCGCGAGCTGTACGCCGCGATCAAACTCGGCGAGATCGTGGTCGGTCATCGGGTGAGCTCCTTTCGTGGTCGTGGCGCGTTGCACTTGTGGCAGCGTCGCCGGGATCGGCCGGCCATCGTGGTCGGCCAGTTGACGAGGCGGCAGACCCGGCAGGCCCACGGGCGGCGGGTCATGGCGGGTCACCGTGTGCCCAGGGCGTGCCGTTGACGATCCGGCCGCGGTGGTAGACCCGGCGGCCGCATCGGTCGCAGACACGCCGGGGCGTGAGCGGCGGCTGCGAGTGGTCGACGTCGCCCGGTCGGCTCTCTCGGACGTTGCCGTCGTAGACGCGGTGCGCCTTCATGCCAGGCGCCAGCCGCCGAACGCGGCCGGGTGCGTCGGGTCGTAGACCTCGACGATGGGCGGAGCCTCGCGGCTCGATCCGCGGGTGAGCGCGGCGGCGGTCCGCGCGCCGCGCTCCGTGCGGTAGTAGCGGGGGGCCGGCTCCGGCCCGATGACGCGGTACGGGTGCGTCGTCGGGCTCGGGCTCCGGTCAGTCGTCGCCATCGAGGTCGGCGCAGTCGGGGGTACATGAGCAGTTGGGCGCGTCGCCGCGGTGCCAGCCGTCAGGGCAGGCGTAGTGCGGGCATTGGGGCGTCTCGTCCGTGCAGTTTTCGAGCTGCAGCGGGCCAGACGCCTCGAAGTCGCCCGGCGGCCAGGCGGAGAATGACGCCCACGCTTGCACGAGATCGGTGGCGATGTCGGCCGGGTCGGCGCCGTCACCGCCCCATGCCCCGGCGACTTCGCCGGGGTCCGCCCACGCCTGAGCCAAGAGCTCGACATTGCGGACGAGCTGCGCGAGCTGGGGCGAGATCGGTTGGCCGATGAGGCTATCGGGCGCGGGCTCGGCGGTCATCGCGGCGTCCCGTCGATGCGGAAGCCTTCGAGCCACGTCGCGGCGATGTGCCGGCCGTTGCGCCGGATCAGGGCGCGGATAGCCTCGATACGTCGCTCACGCTCGGCGGGCAGGTCCGGCCGAAGGTCGACGATGGGCACGTTGCCCCGCGTCAGCGCGACGAGCTCGGCCGCCTGCCGCTGCGACAGCGCCGGGCGGCGTTCGTTGCCGAGACCATAGCCGAGGTCGTAGCCGTCGATCTTGGCCAGCTGTACGCCGTTGTCCATCGTGCGGCCGATGCTGATGGTCGCCGACGGGCTGTACGCGCCGCGCTCGTGGCCTTGCGTGGCGTAGCCCTCGACGGTCAGCAGGTCGACGGGCTCGACCGCGGCGAGACCTTCGGCGGCCAGCCATGCCGCGCCGGTCAGCGGTTGCAGCCAGGCACGCGCGGCGGCCTCGGCCGCTACGCCTTGCGCGGCGAGCTTGTCGGGGTCGTTCGAGCCCATCGGAGGCTCGTACACGGTCTCGCCCGCGTTGTTGTCGGTGCCATAGCGCCAGCCGAACGCGACCCAGCGCGGGGCCGCGGTGCGGGTGCCGCGTCGGATGTGGACGTTGACGCGGCCGAGGGCCGCGCGGTACTCGACGGTCAATCCCTCGTAGTCCTTGCCGACAACGGCGGTCGGCTCGGTCTCGTCACGGTTGACTAGCGCTCGCAGGATCAGCAGGGCGCGAGCCGTGGCGGCCTTGATGCGCGTCCCGGCGGCTTCCTCGTCGCGCTCGGCGTTGCGCGCTTCCTCGCGGAGCTCGGCCGCGCGATGGCGGGCCGCGGCGTAGGTGCTCGCGGCGGCTTGATGCTCGATCGCTACCGCGTCGAGCGGGTCGTATAGCGGCTGCGGGGCGTTCGGATGGGGCATGGTTCTCGTGGTCATGGCGTTGTCCTCCTTACAGGTCGAGCGAGATCGTGGGCGCCGCAGTCGGTCCGGCGTTGGCCGGGGCGACGCGTTCGGGGTAGTGGGCGACCAGCGCCCGGTCAACGGTGCGGACCGTCCGCCCGCAATCCGGGCAGGTCTCGCGCAGCATCGGCGACCAGGCGAGTACCTGACCGGACCCGACGCACGGCGCGGGCGGGAGCTCCGCGCCGGTGTCGTCGGTCAGCGACCAGCCGGCCGCGAGGGCCGAGGCGGTCGTGCTCATGCGATGACCTCGCCGCCCAGGCGGCAGGGGCAGCCGATGCCGTGCTCGTGGCATTGGACGAAGTCGGCGCCGGGCCGGTCGTCGACGTCGCGCGAGCGGATCGCGTCGAGCTCGTCGGCCAGCGCGTTTAGCAGCCCGGCGTCCCGCTGGGCGTGCTCCGGCTGGGGATAGCGGGCGATGGTCGCGCCGTCGGGCAGGCGGACCGTGTACCAGCATTGCACGCGGCCGGGGCGGAGCGCGACCGCGTAGCGGGTGGCGCTCATGGAGTCCAGCCCATCCGTTCTAGATCACGGCGCAGGGCGACGGCGCGCACACAGTCCTTGCAGGCCGGCGCCGCTCCGCTGACGGTCCGGCCGCCGTCCTCGAAGTGGTCCCGTAGCAGGGTCTCGCGCTCGGCGAGCAGGACCGGCAGCAGGGCCGCGCGGAGATCGGGCAGGAGGTTCTGGACGGTGCAATGGTGGCCGTAGTGCGTCAGGAGCTCGTAGACTCGCTGGGCGACCGTGGCCAGGTCGCCGGGTGTGCCGTTCGTGGCGTGGTCCTCGACCGGCTCGCGGCACGATGAACAACGGCCGTCGGGGTCGGGGAAGTAGTTACGGCACGGGGTCATGGCTCGGCGCTCCATCGCTTGACGGCTCGGGCCGCGATGCGTTCGCGGCGTTGATCGGCCGGGCGCGGTCGGCGATAGTGCGGGCGCTTCGGTGCGCTCATGGTTCCTCCGGTGCTATCCAACGCTGGGCTAGACGGTGCCGCGCTGGCCGAGGGGCGCGAACGGCTCGCGCCCGACGGTCAGGGCGTCAGGCGGGGCGGTTGGCGTCAGGGCGGGCCGTGATGGACTGCGCCCGACCAGCCGCGTAGATGGGCGGCATGTCGCGGTACCAGCGGCCGGAGGGCGAGAGCTCGAAACGCTCCGCGCCGGCGTCGTAGTCGGCGGCCCGGTCGCCCGGCCATGCGCGAAACGAGATCGGCCCCGCGTCGGTCACGTCGGTCGCCCGGTAGCGCCACGTGGCGCCGATGGCCGCGGCCCGCCAGCCGCCAAACACGGCGACAAGCTCGTACTGGCGCTGGGCTACGTCGTGGTCGAACCAGTCTGGCACGAGGCCGGACAGCGCCGCGGCACGGCGCAGGTTGGCGCGTAGGTGGCCGGTGTCGTCGGGCGATGAGCGGGCGACCAGCGCGCGCCGGTGCTGGTTGGACCGGGCGAGCAGGGATGACCACGCGGCGCCGTGCCGGGCGCGCTGGTCGCTGGCGGTCAGCGCCCAGGCATCAATGGCCGGGATGAAGCCGGGGCCGCGCATCGGCTCGGGCGTCAGGCCGGCCGCCAGCTCGTCGACCGCGGCCGCATCGCCCGGGTCGAGCGCGACGGCGGCCGCGATGCAGGACAGGCACAGGACGCCACCGTCCTCGGCCGTGTTGATGCAGCTCTGGCCGTCGCAGGTGCGCGGGCCGTCCGGGTCTGATCCGTCCGGCAGCTCGTCGAGCGTCTCGACGTCGTACAGGACGCCAGCGATGAGCACCGCGCCGTCGTCGGGCTCGTCGTCGTCAGTGTCGCCCGCTTCGATCTCGGCCGCGACGTCGCACTTGCCGCAGGTCCAGCCGTCGAGGTGCTGCGCCCGCAGGCCGTCATGCTCGGGATGGTTGTCGGTGTCGTCGTCGCCGGCGGGCTTGCAGTCGTGGCCGTAGGCGTATTCCTCGGCGTCGGTCGGGTCGAGCAGGTCGAACGAGCGGCCGCACTCGTCGCATCGGGCGCGGCCCTTGCCGGTGTGGGTCGTGGTCACGGTGTGTCCTCCTAAGCGGACGGGCCCGGTCAGACGGTGCCGGGGTCGGTGTCAAGTGAACACCCGCCAGGCGGCCACGTCAAGCGCTCGCGCTAGTACCTTTGGGCCATCCTCGGCCGCCCTTCGGATGCTCGGGGCAATGCTGGGGGCATCGTAGCGCAAGCGCTCGAAGGCCGGCCGAGGGGAGGGAACCTACGGAGGGAGAGGAGGGAGCGAGGAACGAGCGACGGAACCGGAGGCGAGCGAAGCGAGCGGGAGGGCGAGGGGCCGACACTCCTGCCCCGACGCGGGAGAGAGCTCGGGCCACGTGTCGAGCGCTCACGCTGCAGCCGATAACATTGGTTACGTCCGTTGGTGCGTGGGCCCAGGTCGCCATACCTAGAGCTCGTGGCGCGTGGTGCCGGGGGGCGGGGGGCGTGCTCCGCCGCGCTCGATCAGAACATACCGGCGCTTTCCGGGTGCTCGCAGCCCCCCCTGCCGGGGGCAAGACCAGACGGCGCGCGGCGCCGGGTGGGTGGGTCGTCCCCACCCCGGGATCACCGTTTCCGTCGGGTCCCATCCGGTCATCCCTGCTACGCTGCACCAGCACGCGGGTCGTGACGACGGTAACGTGCCCCTTGGTCGCAGGTCGACTCTCGCAAGGGCAGACCCGCTGCTCCTGATCCCGTCCTCCCGTGTCCGCTGGGCTCGCTGCCGGTGCCTGCGGAGCGCCGGATGGGCGGACCTCAGCTCCGGGGAAGGGCCGGGGGCGACAGGATCGGCCCGGAGCCCGCCAGATTCGGTCCGTGGCGGGCCGCGACCGGGTGGAGTGGCACTTGGACGCAGGGTGGCCGCCCGGGGGCGTCCTGGGGCATCTGTGGCGGGCTGGACAATCGCCCATCGGGCGGCGTAGGGTGGCCCCGCGGCCGCCGGACGTCGACCACCGGCGGCCGAACGACCCCGACAAGGAGGTTCACGCCATGCCCGGACCGCCCGGAGCCCGCAAGAAGCGCTCGATCGAGACGCCCGACCGCTCGTTCAGCGACGAGGCGAGGAAGTACCACAGCGTGCCCTCGATCGGCGAGGCGCTCAAGCCCAAGGGCGGGCGCCGCCGGGCGACGCCGGTCCGCCAGGATGGCAAGCCGCGGCCCAAGCCGGGCGGGCTCAGGAGCGCTGCCGAGGCGGCCCCGGACAAGGTCCGGCGCGGGATGGCCGCGATCGAGGACCGGCGTGGTGCCAACAACCGGCGGCCGCCCGACGCCAAGAGCCGGCGGCGCGTCCCCGACATCGCTGGATCGCGGCAGGAATACGAGGCTCGGCAGCGCGAAGCCGCCCAGCCGTTGACCAACCCGTCGCGCAGCGACCGCGGCGAGAACCCGCCCGGCCAGGCACGCCGCAAGAACCGTGACCGCGAGGAGGTGGAGAAGCTCGCCAAGCGCCGCCGCCGCGGCACCCGGGTCCTGCGCAAGCGCCACCTCAAGGCCGGCTGATGGGCCGTGGCGGCCCGCGCCGCCTGCCGCCCGACGCCGAGCTCATGGCCATGCTGGCCCAGCCGGGCTCGTCGGTGACTGCCATCGCCGAGCGCTACGGCGTGAGCACCTCGGCGGTCTACCAGCACACCGCCCGCATCGGGATGCGTGGCCGGATCGGGCGCAACCGGCTCATCGACCAGCTCGAGGCCCGGGTCGCTGGGCTCGAGGAGGCCCACGAGCTGATGGCCCAGCACATCCGCGACCTGCAGGCTGCATCGCGAGCGCTAGTACCGTTCCGGCCCGACCACCGCCGCCTCGCCGACGGCGGGACCCCGGTCCGGGCCCAGCGGCGAGCGGCTCGACATCCAGAGGACGGGATCGCGCTGTGAAGCCCAAGCGCCGGGTGCCGAAGTTGCCGATGCTCGAGGTCGTGTGGGAGGACAGCCTGCTGCTGACCGGCGGCTGGGAGGCCCACCGCGAGGCGATGAAGGAGCGCAAGCGTATTCGCCAGCGCTCGATGGGCTACGTGCTGGCCGACGACAAGCGCGGCGTGATGCTGACCGGCTCGTTGAGCCAGGGCGGCAACGTGTTCGGGACGCTCGTCATCCCGGCCAGCCAGATCATCAGCCGGCGCAGGATCAAGTGACCGAGCCGCTGCGCTGGGTCGCTCCGGCCGAGGCGGGCTACGACGTCATCCCCGAGGTGCCGCCGCTGATGGCCAGCTTCGAGGGCGACCGCGTCGTCGTCACGATGGGCGTCGAGGGCGACACGATCCGACTCACGTTCAACCTGCGCTTCGACGGCCGGACCGTCAGCATCGCCGAGGTCGAGCGGCTCGTGCAGGACGTCGTCGCCTGCATCCTGAGCCGCGTCGAGCCCTGATACGATGGCCCGCAAGGAGGTTGCATGAGCATCGCCATCCACATCACGACCCACGCCTCGCAGGCCGAGGTCGAGGAGTTCATCGCCGACCTGCGCGAGATCGTGGCCGACCTGACCGCCCGGACCGACGAGGGCAAGCCGCCGGCGACCTGGGCCATCTACGGCAACGACTACAGCGTCGAGCCGGCCCAGCTTGGCATCCGCATCGACGAGAAGGTGCTGGCCGAGGATCGCCGGATGGCCGACCAGCTCGCCGAGTCCGCGGCCGACGAGACGTGAGCTTCGTCTACACCCCGGCCAAGCAGAAGTCGGCCAAGGCCGACGCGGATTTCGACACGCTCGACATCCGGGCCATCGGGTGCATGACCAACACGACCGCCGACACCGATCAGGACGCGGCCAACATCACCGCCATCGGCACGCTCGACGAGTACGACGGCGCCGGCTACTCGCGGCCCGACCTCGGGGCGTCGACGATCACCCAGGACGACCCGAACAATCGGTCCGAGATCGATTACCCCGACTTCACCTTCGGCGCGGCCGTCGCGGCGGGCACGCGCTCGATGGCGGGCTACATCGTGTACGTCCGGGTCGACGGCACACCCGGCAACGACTGGCCGTTCGCGTGGGTCGACTCGGGAGGGTTCCCGCTGGCCGGCGGCGGGGGTGCGTTCAACGTGGTCATCAACGCCGAAGGGCAGCTGCAGGTCACGTAATGGCGACCGGCACCGCCACACTCGATTTCGGGGCATTCCCGGGCAAGACGGACGCCTCGCTGGCGGTCACGGGGCAGGCCGCCATCGTGGCGGGCACGCTGGTCGAGGCATGGCTGCGCCCCGTCGCGACCGCCGAGCACAGCGCCGACGAGCACATGCTCGAGGAGCTCGCCGTGTTCGCGGCCGACATCGTCGCGGGAACGGGCTTCACGATCCACGGCCGAGCACGCGGCAAGGGGCGCATCTACGGCAACTGGACGATCGCCTGGGCATGGGTGTGAGGAGCTAAGACATGGGCATCCAACTGATCGGCAACGGCGGCGTCGTCGTCGGGGCGGGCGAGGAAGCTGCTAAGCCCCTTCACGCGAACCTTCTGCCGTACAGCGGCAACTGGTATCGGTACTCCGGGTTCACCGGCACGATCGGTGCCGCGCTGGCCGCCAACTCGGAGCTCCTCCAGTTCCGCTTCCTGTCGGGCACCAAGAGCTTCGCCATCGCCCAGAAGGTCATGTTCGATGGACTCGGCATCGTGGCCGTCGCGAGCGCCGCGGGGCCGCTCGGGTTCAACCTGTTCCCGGCCCGAGCGTGGTCGGCGGCCGGGTCGGGCGGGACCCGGATCGCGGTGTCGGGCGACAACCTACAGATGCGGACGGATGAGCCCAACAGCCAGGTCAACGACCTCGGCATCGCCACGACCGGCGCGCTTACGGTCGGCACCAAGGCGCTCGACGCCAACGCGATCGGCCAAGCTCTCGGCGGCATCGGCACCGGCGCCGTGACGATCTACGGCCCGACCTCGATCGTGGCGCCGCAGCCGTTGCTGGACGCCAGCGGTGGCGGTTCGTCACCGCTCATCCTCGCCAACCAAGAGGGCTTCGCCATCCGCACGACCCACATCGGACCGGCGGGGCTCACCTACGTCGCGGGCTTCACGGTCATTTGGTGTGAGGTCACCGCCTTCTAGGCCATGAGCGTCCTCCTCGCCCTACAGGGCGGCGGTGGGGGGGCTGATGTCACCGCGACCCCTGCCCCGGTAGCGGTCGTCTGGCAGGTCCCAGCGCCCGCGGTGAGCGCCGGGCGGCTGGTGACGCCTGCCCCGGTGGCGATCGTCTGGAACGTGCCCGCTCCGGTCGTCAGCGTCGGCGTCCGGGCCACCCCCAGCCCGGTTACCATCGTCTGGCAGGTGCCGGCCCCGGTCGTCACGGCCGGGCGGGTGGTCACGCCGTCGCCGGTCGCGATGACGTGGACGGTGCCTGCGCCGAGCGTGAGCGTCGGCACGATCGCGACGCCGAGCTCGGTCGCGATCGTGTGGGCGGTGCCAGCGCCAGTCGTGACCGCGGCCCCGGGCGGCGACGTCACGGCCACGCCCGATCCCGTCGCGCTGGTCTGGACCGTTCCCGCGCCGACGGTCACCGCGGCCGGCGGTACGATCACGGTGACGCCCGATCCTGTGGCCATGACGTGGGCGGTCCCAGCGCCGACGGTCACCGCCGACGTCGGGCCCGTGGCGCCGCCCGTCACGCCGCCTGCGGGTGGCGGTGGCGGCGGGATGGCCGAGGTCCCGGGCCTCAAGACCGACGCCTGCCCGCCCTGCCCGTTCCACGCCCCGGGACTGTGCATCCGGCGCCGCGGTCGCAACGGCGAGTGCTACTGCGACCCGATCGTCCGGGCAGGGTCGCTGTGGGACAGCCTGGTCGACCGCTACGGGCTGGCCGAGGCGCGGATCGTGTATCTCGGCATGGCCGACGACCACAAGGGCCCATTCGGCGAGGACAAGAAGTACGACGTGGACCCGATCATCGCCAAGGCCCGCCGCGCCGGCCAGAAGCCCGGCAAGCCCAAGCCGCCGACGCGCTCGAGGGCCGCCAACGAGGGTCGCCGGAAGGAGTAGACTGGCTGCGGCGATCGCGGGAGCGCGCATCCGGGCACACTGGGACGGTCCGGGCAGGCGCGCATCTACCCGCGGGGCCACGGCGAAGGGTCCGGCGGCTTTGGGGGTTACGCCGGGCCCTTCCCATGCCCGCTGCGCATGTGCTACGGTGCGGCTCGCCACGTCCGATCCGCCTCGCCGGCGGCCCGGGCGGCCGTCGGTTCCTCCGCGGTGGTTAGACGGGCCTGGCGCCGGCGACTTCATCAGCCCCGCTGCCGCTTGGGCACGACAGCGGGGCTGATCCATGCCTTGACATCGGCGGCGGCGGCGAGCAGGATGTCGAAATCCGTCATCGCCATCAGGAGGACAAGCCCTTGCCACTCGTGTCCGATGCTCCCGACGTCCGCGAGGTCGTCGAGCGGCCCGGGCTGCGCCTGACCCTGCAGGTCTCGGTCGCCCGGGTTAAGCGCCGCCATTGCCCGCGCTGCCGGCGCGTCCGGGTCCTGTACCGGCTCATCGCCCACGGCACGACCATCGCCTCGATCGGCGATAGCGTGGCCCTGTGCGGGCCGTGCGGAGGGCTCCGATGATCGTCGTCGACTTCGAGGCCATCGCCGACGGCACCAACGACGAGCTCGTCAAGGCGTGCGAACGCGGCCTATCCGCCCAGCTGCCGTGCCCGCCGCGAGTGGGCGATCTCGTCAACTTCGAGTCGCAAGGCCGGAGCTACACGGTCAAGACGGTGTTCTGGCGCATCGACGAGGGAACCGTGCTGGTGAGGCTCCGATGATCGTCCTCTCGTTCCAGCTCTACGAGGACCCGCGGGCCGCGTCGTGGCGCGTCGGGCCGCCCGATGCTCGTCGAACGATCGTCGGCGTCGTGCTTGGCGTGGTCATCGTCGAGCCCGACGACGACGTCCGGCCCCAGCTGCGCTACATCGTCAGCGACGTCAGGAGCGACTCGGCCGAGGGCGGCTACGAGCTCCTGCCGTTCGCGGACGTCAGCCTCTACGTCGGGGGTCACTCAGCATGACCGACCACGAGGAGCACGCCGAGCGCGTCGGCGGCCGGATGGGCCGCGCCGCCATCGTGCAGTCTGCGGCGGCGACGTACTTCATGGGCCTGGCCCAGCGCATCGCCGGGCGGCCGCTGACCATCGAGGAGCTCGCGCTGTTCGCGACCCGCGAGGCGCAGGGCTACCTGACCGCCTGCTGGGTCGACGGCACCCTCGCCAACGTAGAGGCGATCCGCGACCGGCTGGCGCCGGGCCAAGACGAGACCGAGATCATCGTCGTGCGACCCCACCCGATAGCCGAGCTGGCCATCTGCCGGACGCACGTGCCCCATGCCCACTTCATCCCGCTGGGGCAGCTCAAGGCCGCGATGGCCGGGCAGTCGACCTCGACCGACGTCGACCACCGTCGTCACTCCCGCAACTGACCTGTGGCGAAGGATGACCGCCGCTTTGTCATCGTGCCCCGCGAGGTGCTCACCGAGGAGCGCTACGCCCCGCTCCGGGCCGATCGCGCGGCGCTCGGCGCCTGGCTGCTGCTGTACCTCGAGGCCGACGCGCTGTGGCCGCTCGCGCCGTCGATCCCGCGCTGGGTCGATGACGAGCAGCTCGCGCTGATGAACGGCCTGCTGACCGTCACCGGCGACCGCTACCGGCTGGCCATCGTCGACGCCTCGAGGGAGGCCGCGAAGGACAAGGCCAGCCGGGCCGCTGACGCCCGCTGGGGCAACCTCAACGATGCTCGTAGCAATGCTGGTAGCGATGCTCCGAGCATTCCTCCGGGCAATGCTCCAAGCGATGCTCAACCGATGCTAGACCCCATGCCAACGAAAACACAAACACAAACAGAGAGTTCTACCGTTCCTATTGGTCGTTCGGCCCCTCCCGGGGGCGCGCGCGAGGGCCGGGGGGCCAAGAGCTCGATGTCAAAGGTCGGGGACCCACGATGACCGAGACGCGTGCCGTGGCCTGCAGCTACGCGAACCGGATGGGCCACGCCTACTACGAGCGCCGCCAGTCGGTTGCCGAGCTGCGCGGCTGTCTCATCGCCTGGCAGCGGAGCATGGTGGCATGAGGGGCGACCCGTGCGAGCGCTGTGGCGGCGTCACCGCCCACCAGCCCGATTGCCCCGAAATGGGCTGGCTCAACGACCAGACGCGTCGCCGCGGCGTCTTGCCCGAGTCGGAGCGGCTGCCGATCCCGCCGCCCTACACCGGCGACCCGCGCAAGTTCCGCTACGCCAACCCGGGCGGCATATCGCCGCTCACCCGGGACCTCGACACCATCTTCAAGGGCCACACCGAGCGGATGGTCGCCCGCCACATCGCCGAGGCGAAGAAGGCCCATGCCGATGATGACCGATGAGCGCTACACACCCGTCGCCACGGCGATCGCTGCGTCGCTCTGCTGGCTGTGGCGCTGGAACGACGGCATGGGCACACGCGCCGCCGTCGGTCGCGACACCGCCGATCAGGTCGGCTTCTGGCATCGTGACAACTGCCGGTTCTGCTCGACGGAGCTCAGCGAGCTGCTGCGGATCGCCGACCTCAACGGCTGCGACCCCGAGCAGCTCCGGTGGTGGAACAGTCTCGAGCGCAAGGCTCGAGCGGCCAAGGTCTATGAAGCTCAGGAGGCAGACTGGTGGGACCAGATGTGACCGCCGCGTGGTTCCCGTCGTACGGCAATCGGACGCTGGCCGACGACCTGCGCGACAAGCCGCGCCCGGTCGACGAGACCGAGCACGTCCACTTTCATAGCCACGACGGCCGGCGTCACGCGCACCGTCACATCCATCCCGAGCAGCACGCGCATTCATCGCGCACCAACATCAAGGGAGGTCACCGATGACCGAGGAACGAACGCCCCGGACCCGCTACCCGGAGTCGTACCACGACGAGCTCGTCGACCGCGTCCTCAACCGCGGCCACGGCGAGGTCGCCCGCAAGACGGCCCGCATCCTCGCGGTCAGCGTGCCGCACGACTTCGTCGTCGAGACCGACCGCGGACCGATGGAGGGCGCCCCCGGCGACTGGCTGGTCACAAACCACCCCGACGACGACCCGGGCAGCGATGTGTGGGCGATCAGTGACGCCCGCTTCCAGGCGACGTACGCGCTCGATGACTCGCCTCGAGGACGCATCACCCAGCGTGGCGACGTCGAGCGCGCCAACGCGCTCGGCGAGGTCGCCGGTGAGCCCGTGCCGTACGTCGACGCCTCGCCCGACGCGACCGGCGACCGGCCGCTCTGATGGCCAAGCCCGGCTGCTCGGCGAGGATCGTCAACGTCGCCGGCGGCAGCGATCCCTGCACCGGCAGCCGGGTGAAGCCGTACCGAGCGCCCGGCGGCGCCGTCTGGCCGCTGTGCGCTCGCTGCGGCCCGGCGCTGCACGAGTCCGCGGGCTGGGAGGCGGTTGACATCGGCGAGGTCCGGGCCAAAGATGGCGCCCATGCGAGTCACGGAGGACATGCTGAGTGATGGCCAGCGACGAGCGCTCCACGCCGGACGAAGCGACCGATCAGGGGGAGGCCCTCGACGACGCCCGGCCATCCCAGCTGCCGCCGCCGCACCCCCGCTTGCGCTGGCACTCCTCGTTGGAGGGACGGGCGCGATCGTTGCATCTCTTGACCTGTCGCCCGCCGGGCTCCTCGTCGCCATTGGTGCCGTGGCCCTCGGTGGCTTCCTGGCCGGACGCGGCGGCAGCGGACGACCTGACGTACCAGTCGACGATGCTCGACGGTTCTACGAGCGAGCCCTCGCCTCGCTCGGACCAGAACGGCAGGAAGTAATCCGTGCCGCCCTTGCCCTCGCCAGCATTTCGGGACGCCCTGACGGCCCTGACCTCGCACGTCGAGCGACACTCGTCGCGGACCGCGTCGAACCTCGCGAGGATGAGGGCGGTCCGGGCGACGCTGGACGAGCCCATCGGCTCGCCGCCGTCCCCGGCCCCGACCGAGGTCCGGGGGAGACACTCGATCCAGCCGCCGACGCAGGACTCATCTGATGGCGATGACGCCACCCTACGAGCCCGCGTCCCCCGCCGAGCCAACGGCAACGGCGGCCAGTACGGCGCCTCCATCCTCGAGCGAGTCGCCCGAAACTACGGCGTCGACCGCTGATGGGCTGGCGGACGCTATCGCTTCGGCTCGGCTCGGTGGAGTGCTTGCTGGCCGTGCGGACCTCGAGACGTGGACACCCGAGTCGGCCGAGCTCGCGCAGGCTGCCATCGGCGACGTCGCCGCGTATTGCCGCGACTATTGCCCTGCTCGTCTGGCGTGCGGCGAGGAAGCGTGCCGGCTCTACCGCCTCGAGACCCGTGCGTCTGAGGTCATTCATGGTGGCCTCGAGCCCGGAGACGCCAGCGAGGTCGGCGTCCTCGACCAGCAGGTGATCGCGCTGTGAAGTCAGCGCCGCTCAAGGGCGACTGCATCGTCTGTCAGGCCCCCGAGCTCATCAGGATCGCGGTGAACCGCGCCATCTGGCCCGAGGGCGGGATCGTCCGCGAGGCGAACTATCGCAGCGCTGGGGCCCGTGCAGCGTCGCAGGCGGCCATGCTCATCAAGGACAAGCGCGCCGAGCGCTACAGCGAGCTCGACCCCAAGACGCTCACTCGCCACGCCGACCACATCGAGGCGAGCTGGAAGGAGTTTGAGCCGGGCGAGGAGCTGCCCGAGGACCACGTCCCGGTCGCGACCGACTTCGGCTCGGTCATGGAGGCCGGGTCGCGCCTGGGGATGAAGGCCCTCGGCGCCCTCGAGGCGCTGCTCGACAAGAGTCCCGAGGCGATGGCCGCGTTCAAGACGAAGGAGGTCATCGCGATGGCCAAGCTCGGCACCGTGGCCGCCGGCACGAAGGAGGCCAGCCGCCTCAAGCGCAACCAGCAGGCGATCGACGTCATGGCCATCTTCGGCGCCAGCTCCGGCCACATCGTCAGCCCGACCGCGGACCCCGCCGAGGCCGCCGAGGACCTCGAGGCGATGCACGCCGAGGTCGCGGAGGAGCGGCGACTGCTCGCCGCGAATGCCGGTGGCTGACCCGATCACGCTTGATACGATCGAGGCGCTGTGGAAGCGGCTGGCCGACAGCCGCTACCCAGCCGATCCGCGCTGCCCGCCGCACCTCGTTCATCCGCGCTACGTCGGGCCGGGCTGGGAGTTCGTTTCTGGCCCCGACGGCGGTCTCGCCGGCACGCCCGGGCTTGCCTGGGTGGCTTGCGCGAACCTGTGCGGCACGGTGCTGGTGTTCCGCCGTGTCGGGGCGTGAACCCGACCCAGCAGCGCGACTTCCTCGAGGCGCTCACCGCCCTGCCGCGCCGCCACCGGGCGTGGCTCGAGTCGGGCGATATCGAGCTGTTCTGCTACTACGGCTGGGGCGTGGTCCTCAACGACGCGCAGCTCGAGCACATCGACGACGTCCTGACGTGGCCCCCTGGCACGATCCACGTGTGGCGGTGGGCCAACCGGACCGGCAAGACGACTGGCCTCGACCTCCTGTATTCGTGGGCCGTCTGGTACAAGTGGCGCTTCGAGCACGCCGATTTCGAGCACGGCTGGCTGCCGTTCAACTACAAGGTCCTGCACGCCGCTCCGTTGTCGGAGCTGGCCGGCAAGGCGTGGGGCCTGTTCGACGAGCTCATCGACGGCCGGGCGATGCAGCAGCGCAACCCGTTCACGAAGCTGCAGCGTAAGGCGCTCCTCGCCCCGTTCTTCACCGCCACCAAGCTCGTCGACGTGAACGACGTCGACCGCCCGGTCGTCCTGTGCGCCAACAACGCGCAGATCGACTTCCGCTCGACGCAAGGCAAGGCGGCCCGGCTCGAGTCCGATGCGTGGTGGCTCATCGGCTGGGACGAGTTCCCGCGCCAGCAGCCGGCCGACGAGATCACGACCATCTTCGACCAGACGATGCTGCCGCGCTCGTCGGACTTCCTCGCTCCGGTCGTCCTGGCCGGCACGGCGACCATCGAGAGCGAGCACATCTACGCCGAGCTCGAGGACCTCGCCGACGAGAGCATCGCGGCGGCGGGCGCCGACCGGATCGCCGACTGGCACTTCACCGAGGCCGCCCGCTCCGCCAACTTCTCGCAGAGCCAGCGGTCGATGGACCGCCAGATGCGCGTGTCGATCGACAAGGATATCGCCAGCCGCTCGGTGTCGGGCACGCTCGGCGCCGGGACGCGCACGATGTTCCCGCACTTCCTGCTCGACCGGGCGTTCGACAGCTCGCTGCCCGAGACGATCGAGCCGCCCAAGGCGGGCGACGAGGAAGGCTGGCGGCGCCTGCACAACCGGGCGGTATTCGCGACGTCGTTCGACCACGCCCTCGCGTCCGACGACAACGTCTACATCAACCTGCTGATCCCGTGGCCGCCCAAGCTCATCACGCCGCAGAACCCGATCCTCGGCGCGTCGATGACCCTGCTCCGCTCGTCGCGGACATTGACACCGGACGAGCAGCACGCCTACCTTTCCCGCGACATGCGACGTTACCGCAGCCACGTCGGGATCATCGACTCGACGGGCGAGGGTGGCCTCGCGGTGTATCGCAAGGCCCGGCAGGATGGCCTCGCGGTGCTGGACTGCAACCTGCAGGCTCGTGCCGTCAAGTACGTCACGAACAAAGAGGCCGCACTACAGGGGCTCCAACGGATGCTGGCGATGGGTCTCCCGGTCGACACCTCCGACGATGGCTTCATCGACGCCTGGCCCGACATCCCCGACGATCTCGACTTCGGACTGTTCCGGTTCCCGACCACGGGCCCGTGGAAGAAGCTCCGCCGCCAGCTGTCGGTCTATAAGCGTGACGACGAGAAGCTCCGGCAGGACGCGGCCATGACCCTCGCGCAGTTCGCGTGGTGGCTGTGGCGGCTCATCGGCCATGCTGGCAACTCCAAGGCCAAGCCGTTCAACATCGTCGCCAGCAACAGCAAGCGAGGCCGCCGGCTCGTCGGCGGACGGAGGTAGAGCATGGGTACGAGCCGGCGGGTGACCAACAAGGTCGTCGCGACCATCCCCAACGGAGCGGCCAAGAGCAACGCGATCTCGCTGTACGACACGGCGAGCATGTCGCTGCTCCTGCCGGCCGCGTGGACCGCGGCCGACCTGACCTTCGAGGCGAGCTTCGACGGCGGCACGACATGGGGCGAAGTGTGGGACGACGCCAACGCCGAGGTGCTCATCGCGGCCGCCACCATCGCGGCCCGCGTCGGCGACGCGATCGTCGGCGGCGCCATCATCGCCAAGCTGCTCGGCCTGCCGATGATCCGGCTCGTGTCGGGCAACACCGCGGCCGAGGTCAACCAGCTGGCCGACCGCGCGTTCACGGTCGTCCTCAAGAGCTGATGGCGCTCGCAGCGGCGCCGCCTGTCCAGCCCTCGTCGCGCCGCGACCTCGCGTGGCTCAACGGCCGCATCGACAACTGTCGCCTCGCGATGGAGAGCGACATGCGGATCGTCCGCACCAAGGCTCAGACCTATCTCAACTGGTACAGCCCGCCGTTCGACGAGAGCCTGCGCACACACGACGCCTGGCCCGAGCCGTGGGGCATCGAGGACGTCGGGCTGACGCGCGCCAACTTCCCGGTCGCCCGGGCGGTGGTCGACATTTGGACGGCGCTCGAGGCGGCCAAGAGCCCGACGCTATGGGCCCAGCCGGAGCTCGTCTCCCCGGCGCCGCCATCGTTCGATCAGGACGAGGTCCTGCGTCGGCGGCTTGTCGGCGAGGCGCGCAAGCAGGTCAATGCGTTCAAGGCCAGCCGTCGGGCTCAGATCGTGCGCAGCCAGATGCGCCGCGACGGGCTGCCCTACAAGTCCTACCTCGCTCACCGGAAGAAGAACCTGTACGGCTTCTCGTGGATGAAGGTGTGGCCGAACCGCGCCGAGCAGCGAACGGTCAGTCACACGCTGCACAACCCCACGACGGTCTACCCAATCTGGTCGTCGCGAGAGCCGGGCGAGCTCGAAATGGTGCTCGTGGCGTACCAGATGAACGTCAACAAGGCCAACGCCCTGTTCGGGCTCGGCATCCCGACGACGGGCGGGCGGATCGCCCGCGGCCAGGACTCCGGCGTTTATCGCGAGGTCGCCGATCGCTGGTATGACTCGACGCGGACGATGGTGTGGGTCGAGGAGCTCTGGTGGCGCGAGGTCGGGTACGACCGCTACGGCAACGTGACCGACAGCGCCGTGGCCTGCGTCAAGCGGGTGACCGACAAGATCGTCGAGACGGCGCTCTATCCGAAGTGGGAGAAGCTGCCGTGGGTGTATTTCGAGAACACCGACGAGCGCGACAGCTACGGCTGGTCGGACATCGCCCCGGTCATCGACATCAACGACGAGCTGAACCGTCGACTGAGCCAGCAGGGCGACATCATCGGCATGTATTCGGCCCCGCGGTACCAGCTCCTCGAGAGCTTCCCCGGGCGCAATATCGAAATGCCCGGACCGTTCGAGCTCATCCCGCTCAACGACCAAGAGCGGATCGAGCAGATCATGACGCGCATCGACATCTTTCCCGCGCAGGCCCACGTCGACGTCCTGATGGACCTGCTCCACCGGACGACCGGGCTGCCGCCGATCGTGTGGGGCATGATCCAGAACGCGCAGACGTCGGGGCGGGCCCTGTCGGCGTCGTGGAAGGCCACCGAGGCCAGGCTGGCGCCCAAGCTCATGCGCGACCAGCGCAGCTTCGACGACTATCTCGAGCTGAACCTGCAATACAGCGAGGTCTACAACTGGCGCGACGCGAAGGCGCTGCTGACCGACGATGACGGCGAGCGCTTCCGCGACTTCCGCTGGGAGTTCCCGCCCATGGAGCCGCGCGACTTCATGGAGGTGACGCAGAACGAGATCACGAAGCGCGACGCGGGCATGACCACGACCCTCAAGGCGATCCGGGCGATGGGCGACGAGGCCGCCGAGGACACGTACGAGGAGGTGCAGGCCGAGGCGCTCAACATCTTCGACCATCCCGACAAGGTCCAGGCGTTCCTGCTGGCCCAGCGGGCGGAGCTCGACAACATCGCCTATGCCAGCGAGCTCGGCGTGGAGCTTGACTCGGGTGGTGGTATGGTCGGCGGCAACGGCACAGGTGCGGCGGTCAACCCGGTCACCGTCGCCGGCGCGGTCGGGATGGCCCGCCAGGCACAGTCTGCGGCGCAGAGCGCGCCACCCGCGGCGGCCGGGCCGGCCCCAGCAACCCAGCCGGGCGCGGCTGGCAACGCAGCCGCCGGCTCGGGCGGATCGGCACCCGGTGAGACGCTGACATCCGGTACGCTCGTGCGCAACGGCGAGGTCAGCAACCAGCAGCTACAGACACGGAGGTACTGAGCAATGGCCAAGAAGGACGAGATCGTCGGGCTCGAGGCGGAGACCGCGGCGACCCGCGTCAACGCGACGCGCAACGACGACGGCTCGTACACATTCGGTGTCAACCGCGCCGCCGAGCGCTACGACACCGGCACCGGGCTCCTGTTCAGCGAGGCTCGCGTGAGCCGCGCGGACATCGAGACCGCTCTCGACAACGCCGACAAGGCTCACAAGAACCGCGTCGTCGACGACGGGCTGCGACCCAGGATCGACCCGAGCGACCACCGGGCCGACTCGAGCCCGCGCTCCGAGGATCGCCCACCCGTCCTCATCAGCTCCGCGACCAGCCCGCAGCCGACGAACCCGGTGCCGTCCGACGAGGCGCAGGCCGCGGACCTGCCCCGTGACGCTGCGGGCATCGCCGACATCCCGGCCAACAAGGTCACCAAGGCCCAGCCGAACCTCGCGACGCCGCCCAGCGGTGTCAAGCGGGGCTCGACGAGCTCGCGCCGGGCCCCGGCGAAGGCGAAGGCCACCGCCTAGCTGCCACACTGGCCGAGCCGCCCGGGTCCCGGCCCCCGGGCGGCTCACCCGATGCTGCACGAGCTCTAGGAGAACGCGATGGCCACCGCCGAGGAAAAGCAGGCCAAGGAAGATGCCAAGCAAGCCAACAAGCAGGCGATCACCGTCGGCCAGCAGCGCCTCGCGACCGAGGTCGGCCGCGCCGGCCAGGCGTTCGCCGGTCGCCGTCTGCGCAGCGCGGGCGACCTGTCGCGCTATTCCATCGGCGGGTTCCTCGATGATCCGAACGCGCCCACGTCGGCGCCGCGCCCGTCTGTCGGGGCGAAGCCTGCTCCACGACCGGCGGCTCGCCCGGGCGGGACCTCGGGCGGCTCGTCATCGGGCTCCGGCGTAAGCACCTCGCCGGCGCCACGAGCCGCTGGCACGCTTGCTCCGCGCCCGTCTGCGCCGCTGCTCATCGGCACCGCCGCCGGAGCTCGAGCCGTGGGTACCGCCGCCGCGATCAGCGCGGGCCGCGCGGCCGCCACGGCCGGGCCAGCGCTCCAAGGGCTGTACGGCCCGTCGCGTGGCGCGCCCTCGCCAGCGAAGCGGCCAGCACGCGCCGGGGGCCCCGCGACCAAGGCGGGCGTCGGTTTCGGCAGTACCGCCGGACGGGCGGGATCGCCGACACCTGCAGCGCGACCAGCGCGCGCCGGGGGCGCTCCGACGAAGTCCGGCCAGGGTTTCGGTTCCACGGCTGGCTCGGCCGGGTCGCCGACACCCGCTGCACGCCCCGCACGGGCCGGTGGAGGGGCCACCAAGGCCGGCCAGGGGTTCGGTAGCACCGCAGGCACCGCAGGCAGTCCGACGCCCGCCACGAAGCCTGTACGGGCCGCTGGGGCGACCAAGCCGGGCGCCAAGCCCGCGGCCAAGCCGGCGGTCGCCAAGAAGCCAGTCAAGGCCGGTGGAGCGTCGAAGCCCGGCGCGGCCAAGAAGCCGCCCAAGGCCAAGCCGAAGCCTGTCCACGGCGCCAAGAAGAAAGCCCGGTCGACCACCCGCGGCCATACCGGATCGGCCGGGGGCAAGAAGCGAGGCACGACACGCACCAAGAAGCCGTCGACGGCGAAGAAGCCGGTAGCCAAGAAGTCGGCGAGAACGCGAGTGCTGTGAAGTCCTACCACGCGCCGACGTTCACGCTCAAGTTCCCGTTCCGGCTGCGCCAGCGCCGGTCGATGGCGACCGGCCACCTCAACAAGCCCAAGCAGGGGCGACCGAGCAAGTCGACGCCGTCGATCAAGCAGTTCAGCCAGATGCGTGCAGGCCGCCCGAAGCCCAAGGTGAAGTAGATGGCCCGCGGCGGGTCGTTCACCGGCACGCTGGACCCCTTCGGCGGCGGGTCGGGTGGCCTCGGTCGTTACAACATCAGCGGCGAGTCGATTAGCTCGCTCGAGGCGTTCGAGGCGTATGCCGTCGCGGTCGCGTGGGCCAACGGGCAGGCGACCGACGAGGAATACATCAAGAGCCTCGAGCGGATGGTGGCGGTCAGCGTGCCTGGGTCGCGTGAGCACCTCGCCAACAAGAACAAGCTCGACGACGCCGTCTACACGATCGGGCGCAACAAGATCGCCCGGGACGTGAACAACGCCAACACGCTCGGCGAGCGGACCGAGGCGCTCGGCCGGCTGCAGGCCTACGACAAGGCGCGCCTCGCGGGGATGGACAAGAACAACGAGGCGTATCGCGAGCAGCTCGACCGCGTCGCCGCGACCGCTGTCGATATCCGACAGGCTCGCTACTCGGACCTCGTGACCAAGGTCAATCAGGGCAAGGCGTCGACCGAGCAACTGCTCAAGATGGCCGAGGGGTTCCGCGACGCCGCGCAGGACGCGCCCGACGCCGACGACTGGCTCGAGACCGTCACGAGCCTCAAGGAGCGCATCGCCGACGAGGACCTGTCCGACGCCTATCAGGCGTACTCGCACAATCGGATGTCGGGCGGCGCGCTCATCAAGAAGCTGCAGGGCCGGATGGCCGGGCTCGATCAGGGCAGTCCGACCTACAAGAACCTCGCCCGCCAGCTCGAGGACCTGCGCGAGCGCGTCCGCACCGAGGAGGGCACCGAGCGCGAGGCCACGATCCAGGGCCAGCGCTCGGCCGGCAAGGTCAGCGACAAGAAGTTCCTGCAGTATCTCAAGGATGACTACCTCAACGCCCCCGAGGGCACGGCCGAGAAGCAGCAGGCGGGCAACCGGCTGCGCGAGTTCACGTTCAGCCTGGCCGAAGATCGGCTGCGGTTCCAAGTGCAGAAGGGGACCAAGCCGGTCTCGGCGCTGATCCGGTTCTACACGGCCGCCCGGGCGGGCATGAACACAGGCTCCGAGCGCTATCGCCAGCTGACCCTCGCCATCGACCAGCTCAAGCGCTCCGGCGGCGCAGGTGGTGGCGGCGGTGGCGGCGGCGCAGGTGGCGGCGGTGGCGGCGGCGCAGGTGGCGGCGGTGGCGGTGGCGCGATCAACCTCGGCCCCAAGGCCCTCGGCGGCCCGTCGATCCTGCAGGACTTCCTCGGCACCGCCAAGCCGCCGCCCGGCTTCCGCGAGCTGTTCAGCGTGAACATCGAGAGCCCGGTGTCCAAGAAGTGGTGGGACAACAACCTGCGCTCGATCACGGCGGCCTTCCAGACTGGCGCCCGGACGTGGACCTACTACGACCCGCGCGGCAACGGCTATGACCTCGAGTTCACGCCGTCGCTGATGCAGCAGATGGACATGATGAATGTCAACTACGCCCGCGACGGGCTTCGCCGCGCCGACAACGCCAAGGAGGCGCAGCGCTGGACCGGGCTGCTCATCACCGCGACCAAGGCCCTCGAGCGTCGCGGCGGGCAATACACGATGGACGTCTATCAAAAGACGTGGGGCGACATCCAGCGGGCGAAGGAGCGCGCCCTCGCGGGCAGTCGCTACGCCGAGTACGCGAACCTCGTCAACGAGCAGGCCCAGCTGGCCCGCTTCATCCTCGGCCTTGGCCCGGGCGACCCGCTCGACCCGCGGCTGTCGAACAATCCGCTGCTCACGGCCGAGCAGCGCGACCACATCGCCCGCGACCTCGCCGAGATCGCCCCGCGCGCGCTCGACGAGACGAGCGAGTTCTTCAATCCGACCGGCGACCCGGTCCTCGGTTTGATGAGCGACGGCGGCATCCAGACGGTCGTTGACGGTGACGGCAACATCGTGCAGGCGAAGCTCGACCCGAACCGCGGCTATCTCAGCCAGGGCGCTGACGGTCGCATCGCGCTCAACGTCATCGACCCCGCCGCCCCGGGCTCGTTCGTGGTCGACCAGGCGACCGGCATCGAGAAACCGGCGTATCTCGACGCGACCGCCGGCGTGATGATCCGCTACGACGGCGAGGACGTGGAGGTCCGCCAAGAGATCGCCACGGGAGTCGACACGTTGCCCGTGTTCGTGTCGACGGCGGCCACCACGGGCATCGCCAAGGCCGATCAGGGTCGCCTCGTCCAGCAGGGGGCGCCGGCCTCGGTCGACCCGTACGTCATCGACGGCAAGCGGGTGACGCTGCCGATCCGGTCCATCACCACGTTCGAGCAGGGGCGGCAGGTCCGCTGGGTCACGGTCGACGGGCAAACGTGGCTGCGCTACGTCCCGGGCGCCGGCCCCGCGCCTCGGCTCATCATCGAACCCGGCGTCACCTTCGACCCCAAGACAGAGCTGTGGATGAAGGGCGGCAAGGAGGTCGATCCGACCGCCGAGCGGGTCGCCCATTGGTGGGGTCCGCTCGACTCGAGGAGCGCCGGTGTGACCGGCGGTGATGCGTGGGGCTTCGGCGCCCCGGGCGCGAGCTACACGACCGCCACGGCTCGCCCCGACGGCCGTTTCGATGCCCGGCCGGACTGGATGCTGGTCAGCCCCGACACGTACAAGAGCGCGCCGTTCATCGACAGCATCCTCGACCAAGCTCGCGAGGGGGCGTGGAACCCGGGCGCTCGTGGCCTGCGCGAGCAGGTCTCGGCGTCGGACGATGCTGGCGCGCTCGGCCGTCGCCGCGCCGAGCTCTCGAAGCCGACCCCGGTCATCGAGCCGCGTCGTGGACCCAGCTGGGGGCCCGGTGGCAGCGAGCTTGCGCCGACGGGGTTCCGTACGCCCGCCTTCCTGGGCACGGCGAAGCGCGTCGCGCTCGATCGGCTCGATGAGCGGCGCGACGTCGGGGTCAAGCCACCGCCGGTGCCGGTCCTGCGCCCGACGCCGACGCCGTCGCTGCTCGAGGTCCCGTCGCGTGGCGCGATGGAGGGCCCGCAGCTCAAGGCGCTGGCGCCGCTGCCGAAGGTCAACAAGAAGAAGCCGAGCAAGAAGAAGCCACCCAAGAAGCCCGCCAACAAGCCGCTCATCAAGCCGTCGGCCGCGTCACGTGAGGGCCCGGCCAAGAAGCCGACCAAGCCGCCGCCCGTGGCCAAGAACGCCCGCGTCGCGACCGAGCGCGAAGCGCTGTGACCGACGATTACTTCGACGATTACGACGCCGCCTATCAGAGCTATGCCGGCACGACCAGCAAGCCGCCGATGGCCAATGCGGGTGCGTCGCTCGACGCCTTTTTCACCAACCTGCGTTACCGCGACGCGAAGCCGCTGCCCGATTACAACCGGCTGGCCGAGCGGACCGGCGGGCAGCAATACAGCGCGTTCGCTCCGGCCGTCGGGCGGGTCAGCCAGGCGGCGTACAGCCCGGCCGGGCCGCCCCAGCGCTACAACGTGAACCTGCTCGGCGAGTCGATCTCGGGCCTCGCCGAGAGTGCCCCCGGGCAGTTCCTCCTCGGCACCCCACCCGGCCAGCGCGGCGGGACGATGCAGGTCAACACGGGCGTCGGCGCCATCGGGCTCGCGACGACGCCGATCAACGCGCAAAACTTCGCGACCTACGCTCGCGAGGCGCCGCTGTCGCTCATCACCAGCGCGCTCGGCCACAACTACCAGCAGCCGGTGAGCACCGATCCGTACGCCAAGCCCGCGGGCCCGGTCAACGACCAGGCGATCCTCGAGAACCTGTCCGAAGGTGACTTCGGCAACGTGCTGGACAACATCATCGACGGCGTCGGGGCCGTCGGCGACGCGATCAGCGCGCCGTTTATCGCGCTCAACGACTTCGCGCGTTCGACCGAGGCCGAGCGGCGGGCGGAGTTCGTGCGCGACATCGCCCGCACGGGCTCGACCGGCGGCAGCCTCATCGAGCGGTCGATCAATCGGTTCGACTCGAGCAAATACAACCTCGAGGGGATCAGGGCCAAGGCAGCCGCGGCGGGGCTGTCGGAGCTCGACATGGTCGCGGAGCTGTGGGACCTGCGCCCCGACGCCGTGCAGGCGATCTTCGACAACCCGGACATCACCGACGAGCAGATCAACAAGCTCGTCGTGGGCGAGCCGTTCAGCTACGACCCGGGGCTGAACCTCCTCGCGGAGCTGTCGGTGAACATCGCCCCGCTGCTCGTCGGCGGCGGACTCGTCCGGGGGACGGGCTTCGTGGCGCGTGGCATCGGGCAGCTCGGCAACATCGGCGCGGGCACCGCCGCCGCGATCGCCGGGCCGACGCGGACCGCGGCCGCCGTCGGGCGGGTGGCCGAGACGTGGGTCAGCCTCGAGCGTGCCGGTCTCGTCGGGCGGGCCATCCCGACCGCGGAGTTCGTCGGAGCGTGGTCCCTGCCGCGTGCCTGGCGCGGCTTCAAGTCGATCGGCTACGGGCTCGAGAAGGCCAACCGGCTGTCACTTATCGCGGGCTCCGGCATCCGGACCGGCGAGTGGGCGCTCAAGCAGGCGTTCGACATGGCCGGCTACGACGAGGGCGTCGTGATGATGGACCGCTGGCTGTGGGAAATGCCGCTGTCCAACAACCCGGGGCTGATGCTCGTCGATGGCTTCGCGGTCCACCCCCTGCGCACGGCCAAGACCATCTACACCGGCGCCAAGGAGCGCGCGTCAGTCAAGCTGTTCGGTGGCCCCGAGCTCGACGTCAGCCCGGTCGCGGCGCGCAATCTCGGCTCGATCGCCGACATGCCGCTCGACGTGCTGCGCGAGCGTGTCGGCGACAAGCTCGGCTGGGACCCGATCGCGCTCGAACGGCTGTACGGCGAGGACGGACCGCTCTCGACACGCGACCTCAAGAACGGTCTGCTGCACGTCGCCATGCACGTCGTCCGCGAACGCAACGAGCCGCGCCTGCGGTTCCTCGAGGCCGAGGCCGACGTCGTGACCCGCAACGAGGCGTTCTGGACCGCCTACCACGAGCAGGGCATCAAGCTGCTGCAGTCGGCGCTGACCGGCCGGGGCAAGGATGCCGATGCCATCGCCGACGCGATCAAGACCGAGTTTTGGGAGCGCGCCAAGATCACCGACGCCAGCGAGCTCGGCGCGGAGGGCTTCATCGGCGAGTACGACGGCTACACGTCGCTGGTCAACCTGACGGCATGGATCAAGGCCAGCAAGCGGGCCGGCGACGTTCACGAGGCCGCGGTCGTGGCGCTGCGGCCGGACGTCAACACGACGTTCGTGAGCGAGTTCCGGGCCCGGCTCGAGACCGACTACAAGCCGACCGACGTCGTCAGCGCCCGGGACCTCAACCAGCTGCGCCAGGGCGTGCCCTCGATCATCGAATACAAGGCCGGGGCGCTCGGTCGCCGCGGCGGACGGGCCCCGCGCATCACCCGTCGCCAGCTCGAGGGCATCCTCGACTCGGCGATGGCCAAGCAGGCGTCGGCGGACCTGTCGGCTGCCCGCCCGCGGACCGAGGCCGTGCCGGCCATCCGGCCGCACGAGGCGGAGAGCCGATTGGCCATTGCCAAGGCGTTCAAGCTCCGCCAGGATACGGTGGCGAAGCTGCTCGACACCCCGCCCGAGGAGCTGACCGGGCCCGTCTCCGGCGATCTCACCAAGGTCCTCAACGCCGTCTATCGGATGACCGAGCGTGACGTGCAGACGAAGCCCGACCTCGCATGGCAGCGGGTGAGCGAGTGGTGGGGCCGGATGTACGACTCAGCGATCCAGCGCGGCGAGGCGCTCGACCTCGTCGACAGGCTCGAGCACATCATGGGCGACCGCTACGGCGGCGAGCTCGAGGGGGCGCTCGACGCCGAGGCCTTCCGAAGCCTGCGCGATGCGCTCACGCACCCGTACCGGGCCGACGAGAAGCCGGGCGCCACGGCGGCCGCGATCGCCGTGGAGCGCGACGCTGCGCTGTCGGCGTTCGTCGACGAGGCCGCCGCGTGGCTCGACGACCCAGCCCGCGAGCTGCGCATCGTGACGTCGGCCATCGGCACCAACGTCGTCGAGGCCGAGGGGTTCCGCGCGACCGACGTCGCCATCATCGAGGCGCTGGCGCCCGCGGTCGACGTCGACATCACGCCCGAGAGCCTCGCCATCCTGTCGGACCCGCTGGCGCATCCGCTCGAGAGGGTCCCGCCGCTGCGCGAGGCGATCGCCGCCGGGTGGAAGGGCGCGAACGCGCTGCAGGAGCGCCGCCTGACGGAGCTCGGCGACCTCGAGACGACGTACGCCTCGCTGGTCCGCGACGTGCTCGGCGATGATGCCGTGGTTTCACGTGAAACAGTCGACGCGCTGACCGCGCGCGCCGAGACGGCCGCGGACACGCTCGATGGCCTGCGCGAGCAGGTCCGCAGCCTGGCCGGCATCATTGACCGCAGCCCGACCCGCCAGCTGACCGGCGAGGTGACCGACTTCCTCGAGCGCGCCAAGGTGCTCGGCACGCGCACCATCGGCAAGGGCAAGGTGCCACTCGACAACTGGCGCTCGCTGCCGCTCGAGGCGACCGGCGTGGCGCAGGCGCTCGATCAGGCCGCGGTCGACACGGCCGTCCGGCAGGCCGAGGGCCGGCTGGCCCGGCAGGAGACCGTCCTTGCGACGCTCGACGCCGAGCACCGGCGGATCACCACCCGCGGCGATGCCGCGATCCTCGCCGACGAGGTCGCCTGGCCGGAGCCGGCGCTCTCGAAGCACCGCACTCGCAAGGAAGCCGTCGCTGCAGCCAAGGAGCTGCGGGCGGACGGCGGCATCTACGGCGTCACCAAGGTCGGATCGCGCTGGGGCGTGTTCCGCGGACAGCTCATCGACCGCCCGGCTGCCCCCGCAGCCGAGGCCCCACCCGCCCCCGGGCCGGCCGTTGCCATGGCGGCCGAGCCCGGGGCGCGGACCCTGTCGGAGATCACCGGTGTCGCCGAGCCGAAGTTCAGCGCCGCCGAGTACGCCGCCCAATGGCGCAGTCAGCAGGAGGGCTACAAGGCGGAGCTGGCCAGCGCCACCATCACGCCCGCTCG